TGGAGACTTTAAGCGCATGGAGCAATTGGCTATTGTCAAAATGGCTGACAAATACCATGAGTTGGCCCAATACCATGAGCGGTTCCAGAAGGAGGCCGAAACCCTCGCAGAGGCCGAAGCCGCCCGAAAAGCCCAGTCTGAACAGGAATTTATTGAGAATGATTTGCGACTCCAGAAAGCATTTACCGCCAAAACGTGGACAAATCTGGAAGACCGTTACAATTTCCTCCAAGAGGTCGATGGTCAGGATGAGTGGAATAGCCACATCCGTAGTGCCAAGAAGAACGCCGCCGAGACCAATCTGGACCGTTTGAGCGTCGAAGACCGAAGCGCCATCCTCGCACGGGCTGCTGTTGTCCCCTTCCTAGAATCGGCCATCAACCATTATACCTCCCAGATGGAGAAAGTGAGCGCCGAAAAAGACGCCAAGATCAAGGAACTCCAGACCCAGCTAGAGGGTCTAGTCGGAGCCACCCCCAGCCTTGGCAAGGCCACCGAGACCGATGTCAACGACGATGATGACACGGACGCCGATAGCCTGATGAATTTCGGAAAATCTATATTCCGCTAAAATTCTGCTATTGACAATTTAAGGGAAATGTAATAACTTCCCACCAAGACTGAAGTCTGAGTTGGTCGCAGACACCTCGCTGGCGGGTTAGCGCCTTCAAAATTTGTAGCCGTAAATCTCTGGTCGCGGCCCAGAAACTAAACCGATAGACGGGCATCCTATGCCTTGCTATCAAAACTAACCCTTAAACCAAATAGAAAGAAACTATTAATATGTCAGCACCTGTTGCTTCTACTTGCGAGAGCATCAATGACAATTTCCAGAGAGAGACTGGACGTATTGCCCTTGGTACCCATCGCTTGGGTCTTTATAAAGATCCCTATCTGCGTCTTGTCAATCAGTCGGCGTTCCCCGACAACATGGGCAAAACGATCACCAACACCATTGCTCGCCGCTCGATTGCCTCTGGCAACGGCTGGGAGACCATTGGCGTCACTGGCGAGTCTGGTCAGGACAACTCCTGCTTGGCTCCCGTCAAAAAGGTCGGCTACGCTTTCGACCAGAAGAACTTTTCGCTCCGCCATCAGGCTGTTGAGTCGGATTGGATCTGCTTGGAAGACGTTCGCACTTCGGCCTTCCCGATTGACGATGTCAACAACTACATCAAAATCTTGGCCGACAACGTCAACGTTGAGTGGATCAAGCGTTACGACAACGACTATCTTTCCCACGTTACCCAACTTAGCGTGGAAGCTGGTCTCGACACCCAGATCAACACTGGTGTCACCTTCACCAACGACTTGGCTACGATCAGCGGCTTGACCGCCCCGACGAGCGTTCTCACGACTGGCGTCCTGCGTCAGATCTACGACACGCTCTACACGGACAACGCTGGCGATGACGGCGATGCGGTGACCGATGACGGTTCGCCTGTTTTCAACGTCATGTCTGATCGCGCCACCATCGAACAGATGGTCAAAATCAACGAGGATATCCGTCAGGACATCCGCTGGAGTGATCGCATCAACGATCTGCTGGGTTCCAATGGCCAGATGCTTCTTCCCAAGAAGAGCTACGCTGGTTATGTGTTCCACAGCCGTCCGTTCCCGAAACGCTTCAACGATGGCGAAGGCGGAACCCTTGTCGAGGTTGCTCCGTATATCACGGATTCGGCCTTCAAGGGCACCAAGGCTATCGTCAACCCCGCCTACAAGAATGCGAAGTATACCTCCACGGTTATCTTCCATCCCAAGGCGATGGAGTGGCTCGTCCCGAACCCGAACCTCAAAGTCGGCAAGCTTGTCTATGATGCTCAGAACTATCGCGGAGATTTCCGCTGGATCAACGAGTATGATAAGCACTGCAACCCCGACAAGAATTCGGGCTACTGGCGTGCCAAGATGGCCTGCGCGGTGAAGCAAATCTTCCCTGAGTGGGGCTATTATATCATCCACCTCCGTTGCAGCCTTGCGAACGACCTCGTTCCTTGCGCGGCAGGAAGCGGATACGGCTATCTGGTTCCCTAATTAGTTAGTCTCCCTTCATCAAGGCTTGCCTTGGAGTAAAATCTAAGGCAAGCTCTATGAGGAGAGAATAACTATTATGAAACTAACTATACCTGAAGGATATACCCTGCCCGAAGACGTTGCCGATGGCGACACGTTTGAGGAGCTTGTTACGTTCCGTGTGGACGGCGATTCGCTGACTCCCACTATGTTGGCTGGCGTCGAAATTGCGGCGGAAGCCGAAGATGACGAAATGGACATGGAAGAGGAAGCCACCGCCGAAATGGAAGCTGGTGCTTCCCCGATGGCTGGAATGGGCGAGCGAATCATGGGCATGGCCTAGCCCAGAAGGGACCATAGACTATGGCCCTTCCAACACTAGATGCTACGTTTGCTTCGGCGGCTGATGTGCCCCGAAGGTATATGCTGGCCCAATGGCTGGTTAATGAGTTGGGTTCGGGATCCATCGCTGATTACATTACCCTCCCAGAACGCTATCTCTGGGCCAAGATCGCCGTAGCCGCAGGCGCACCGAAAGATGAGGCAGCGTATATCGGGATACCCAAACAATACGCTTGGAAGGATATCTATGATGCGGTTTCCTCGTCTTCAGATGGAACTATCGACTGGACTGAAAAACAAGCTTTGGGGCATATTGCCGCCGCTTATCGCGGAGACACAGGCACCCCAGAAAACCTAGCCACCTATATTGACTGGCCTTGGCGCTATCAAGTTGCTTCTATTATTATCGCAACTTCAATAGATAGCGATGTAGCGGCATTTATTGCAGCAAGTGGGGCCACAGACGTTGCAGGATTGGATGCTTTTGTTAGAGGTATAAAAGATTTGGGTCTATGGGATTCCATGGTTGCTTGGCCTCTTCGGAGCAGCCAAAACGCAGGCACAGGAACCACGGCTTACAGTTTTGGCGGCTTGGGAGGATATAACGGAACTCTTGTTAACGGCCCAATCTGGACGGATGATGGAGTTAACTTCTTAACAGGAGATACAACATCAAAAATAACTACAGGTTTTACGGCCACCCAACCATTTAGCTTTTATGGTTGCATGCATTTTGCTTCTAATGTTTATTCTGGCGGGGTTCTAATTGGCGCTGGACCTACTGTCTCCGTTAGCAATGCTTTTGCTACAGGAGCCAATAAAGTCGTAATGTATGCTGGTGCATCACTTGCTTCTTCAAATACTTATACACCATCGGTAAAATGTTTTATTCAGGGTTATTTTAACGGAGCATCTTCTTCATTGTCGCTTGATGGAATAACTGTAACTGGAAATGCTGGATCTAATGCTTTTAACAATTTGACAATTGGAAACACTACAACGCAAGCAAATAAAAATTACGAAATCGCATTTCTTATGATTGTGCCAAATCAAAATGTGAATGCCAGTGTTAGCGATTTATACAAGAATACATTGGGGGTTGGTCTTGGACTGCCATGAGCTTTGAACTTTCAGAACGTATCATTGCCGTTTCCGCCGAAGCTGTAGATGCGATGTTTCCACAGCTTCTCGCGCAATACGGAGAAGATCTTCCCGATGGTAATCGAAAAATACGAACCATTGGGGGCCATTGGGATGATGGGGCTAAAACCCGTATTCGCGCAGCATCACTCACTGATGGAACGATTACGGGACAATCGCTCACCAATGGCAAGTTGGCTTTTTATTGCTTGTGGCAATCTGACTTGGCAAAAGATTTTGATGACGGTAAAATTGCTGGCGTGGAACAACTTACACAAGAACAATTGATCGCATTAACCCCGAACCCTGAAGTAGCACTATGAGTATCGAAACTGTGAGAAATGAACGTGGGGTAAAACTCACCATGAGCGAGTTGATTGCGGGGATTGCCCTGATGGTAACTTTATTTTCGGCCCTTAATGGGTGGGTGGTCTTGCCAGAGCAAATGCGAACCATACAAGCCAACGATGCCAAGCAGGATGCGAAGATTGAGGTCATCCAAAAGGAGGCCCAAGCCCGTAACGAAACCCTAGCTAGGATTGATGAGCGCACAAAAAGGATCGAAGAATACTTGCAATCCAAGGGCTTCTAATTTAGTTTTAGATATATGAAATCATTCTTTGCCAAAATCTGGGGTATCACCACCAATGTGTTCAACTTCTTCCTCCCCGTGCTTCGGGAAATCGCCGCCTCTTCGGTTGCGGTTCTTCTGCCGATTGCCTTGGAGATTGTCCGCTCGCTGGCCGATACCGATAAAACGGGAGCCGAAAAGCGGGAGGCCGCAGTCAAAAAACTCACCACCGCCGCCAAGAAACAAGGCGTGGCAGCTTCAGAGTCTCTGATTCGTTTTACCATTGAATCCGCTGTCCAACGCTACAAATTGGAACAATGAAAGACAAAATCCTCGCATTTCTGGTCAGCAAGCTTGGCGGTGTTATCACCCCATTAATCGCCATGGGTGTTGCAGCGGTAGTTTCTCGCCTAGCCATGATTGATCCCAAATTGGCCGAATCTGTCGATCAAGTCAGTCTTACGGGCTTTATTGTGGCTTTGATTATCTCGATTGTTAACTACGTCACCAACGAAGTTCAAGTCAAAGGAGTCAAACAGATTCAAGCTTTGGTTAATACCGATGTTGATGGCGTGGCTGGACCGCTTACCTACACTGAGGTTCGTAGGGCCATCAAGGTTCCCAAAATGACAAAGCCTGTCCGCCGCAAAAAGAAGTGAAACTATCCCATGAAACCCTCAAAGCCATACTCGTCAAAAGCCCGCCCCCAGAAGATCGCAGAAGTTTCCTTGTCCGTTTACTCAGTTCCCTCAAAGTCGGAATCAAAATCAAGCGGAGCCATGATGGAAAAACTTCCTACCACTGGAGAGTCGGAGGTGGAGCGGATTTCTAGGAATTGGGATATTGGGCGGCGAGTTTGCAAATGGTGGTAAAACGATGGGATCGACTCATGTGGCAGTCAATCCTGAAACTACTTGGGCTAGGGTCAAAAAGTGGCCCAGCGCCGTCCTTGCCGAGTTCGCCATCCGCATCCAAGCCGAACTCCACGAAAGAGCCTCCCACAGAAAAGAAGACGTATCGGGAAACAAGGGTGGTAACCCCGAACAAAAGCTCAAAAAGTATAAAGCCTCTAGCCATCGTCCTCCATCACAGCGGAGGAAGCTATCTGGGCGGGGTAAGCTGGATTAGGAATCCCAAAAGCAGGGTCTCCTACCATTGCCTGATCGCCAGAGATGGTCGCAGGACGGTCTTTGGAGATGACACCAGTAGGATGTGGCATGCGGGAGTTAGCAGCTACAAAGGCAAGAAGGACGCCAATAGCTGGTCAATCGGAGTCAGTTTTGAGGGGGATAGCTATGAGCAACCCTTGAGTGAGGACATGATTGCCAGCGCCATTGAATACATCAAGCCCCGCATGGAAAAATGGGGAATCGGGCTGGACATGGTGCTGGATCATCGTATCATTTCTGCACCAAGAAAGAACGACCTCAATCCCGAAGAGTATCGCAAATTTATTACCAGACTTAAAAAAGAAGTAAAATGAGCAAGCCGTTGAAGCCCAAGAAGAAAAGCTATCCGAAGAAGCCCGAAATCACATCCTGCTATTACTGTGGGTCAAATAAAATTGAACAAGTTCCAATCTCGCATGTCGGAGTTATTCGGATATGCAAGAACTGCAAAGAACAACTGGACTAAGTCTATGGCCTCTCACGACAAGAGACTCCAAGAGGTGTTGGACAAGCTTGCCAAAGAACTTGTGGAATACTTTGATTCGGGGTTTGTCGTTGCCACCTTCCAAGACGGCGGGGAAACCAAAAACGCTTTTCTCAAATTCGGTAATGACTACGCTATCGAAGGAATTGTCTCCAACATCCATGACATCCTCTACGGACAAGACGAAGACGAAGACGACGATCTGGATGACGGAGACCTTAAAAAAGTAATCAAGGACTCTTGATATGGCTAATGGAACTTTATCCTTCACCCTTCCAGAAGAGCGACAAGAGTTTGAAGATGCTTGTAAAGCAGGCGATTTTCGTAGTGTTCTTAGTTATCTTGATAGCGAGCTTCGCTCTCATCTTAAGCATGATACTCATCCTGAGTGGGATGGGCGCACTGTTGAAGAGATTAGGAAAATTCTTTGGGATCTAGTTGCCGACTACGGCATCCAGATCGATTAACAACAAACAACCTACACACACCTATGACTACAGCATATATCTGTGGCCCGATGCGGGGCTATCCAAAACTAAATCACGATGCCTTTTTTGAGGCCGAAGAAGAATTAATCAAAACTGGAAGAAAGGTAATCAATCCTGCCAGAATGGATTTAGAGCTTGGATTAGACCCCTACAATTCCCAGATGGATGCGAAGTTTATTGAGGAAGCCGCCAAGCGTGATATTAACGCAGTTTTTGAGTGCGACGAAATTGTTGCTCTTTGCAATTGGGAAAAATCCAAGGGGGCCAGAGCGGAAGTTGCTGTGGCCCAATGGCTTGGAAAAACCTTGCGTCTCTATCCATCTTTGATTAGATTGGACAAAGAAGATGTGTGCGATATTGCCAAACGTCTTACTTCCTATGATCGGCAAACAGACTACGGAAGTCCGATTGAAGACTTTACCAAACAGGCCAAGATGTGGGGAGCCATCCTTGGAGTCAATGTAACCCCGCAACAAATTGCTATGTGCATGATTGCCGTGAAACTCAGCCGTCTTACCAACTCACCCCGTCATCGGGATAGTGTGGTGGACATCGTCGGCTATGCGCGGTGTTTAGATCTCTGCAACCAAGCAACCTCTCTATGAGCAAAAAAATAGCAGTCCTTTCGGATTTCCATTGCGGCCACAAGGTCGGACTGACCCCGAAAGGCTATCTACCCGAAGAACCAGCAAACGAACGTGCAAGGTGGGTTCACGCCAACCAAGCCTATTACAACTGGTACAAGAAAAACATCCACCTCCACGGCCCCTACGATATTATTTTCCTTAACGGAGACCTCGTAGACGGCACGGGCAAGAAGTCGGGAGGAACCGAACAGATCACCACCGACATGGAAGAGCAGTGTGATATGGCGGTCAAGATCATCCGTGAAATCCCGAAAACCAAAAACTGTTCCATCGTCATTACCCGTGGGACGCCCTACCATACAGGGGATTCGGAGGACTGGGAAAACATTATCGCAGATAGGGTGGGGGCGGCTATTGGAGAACATGAATGGGTAGACGTAGAAGGGGTCGTATTTGACCTTAAACACCACCCAGCAGGCTCCAGCGGCATTCCCCATGGTCGCCATAGCGGAGTGGCCAGAGATCGTCTCTGGAACCTCATCTGGGCCGAAAAAGAGCTACAGCCCAAGGGGGATGTATTTATCCGCTCCCATGTCCATTACCACAACTTCGCAGGAGGACCAGACTGGCTGGCCATGACCACCCCAGCCTTACAGGGATTTGGTAGCCGCTACGGAGCCAGACGCTGCACGGGCATTGTGGACTTCGGGTTTATCACCTTCACCGTCAACAAAGGAACATACACATGGCAACCCATCATAGCAAAACTGGAAGAGCAAAAAGCCCCCATGATAAAATTGTAGTCCCGTCATGGGATAGTGTCTGGGATTCCCTAAACGAAGATCGCGGAAAATCAACCATCGAATCCATGAACGCCGATGGATGGAAAACTGTTGTGCAGGCGGCAGAATCAACGGGACTCTCCCGTCCTCGCGTTAATCATATGGCCCATGAAGGAAAATTGGAGTGGACCAAAAAGCGCGTGTATTCTGGTGGAAAGACCCGCGAAATGATGTTTGTCAGGCCGAAGGTTTAAGCCTGATCGGCCCGATCACAGCATCCTGACAATCGTTTGCGATTGGATGGATGGGCGCGTTCCGAAGATGCGTCGAAAGCAGCCTTGGCTTCTGGCGTGTTGTCTCCGCGCTTGATGCAATCCAAACAATTTCCCAGCCAAGGCCGACCCCCATACCAACCAAGGGCACAAGTAAATTGACCTCTATCGCGGTTTCTGGATTGGTGGGGGCAAGTCATGGAACTACCTCCCAAACATAGTTCCCATCTAAATAAATTCCTTCTGGGCTATTATACGGTCCCCCATCGGCGCGACCATTTATATTCATAGTCCACATTGATGCGCGTGATGTGTTTTCATTTGGGGTGTTATATCTAAGTTCTACAATATTACCACCACTGTATCTTGAATCAAATCCAGACCAAAGGCACACATCTTGTCTTGTTATGGTAAAAGTGCTGGCTGGTGATCCGCCAACAAAATCATCATAAGTGTTTACAGTGTAAGTGTCGGCAAAGTCATCTGGATACATTCCCAATCCAGAATCTCCACCAAGACAATTGCCAACAATTCCGCATGCAAAATCTACACAGGTTCCCCACCCAACTTCTGGAATTAGCTGAAAAAATCCTAAATAACCAATATTTCCATATCCTCCGAATGGCCCAGTATAATTATCGAAGTAATAAGCGAGCAATGGCCCGCCTTCAGTATTTACAATTTCTGGTTCCGAAAGCTTGACCAATGATCCATCGTTCATTGTGTCTGGCAAATCTTCAAAAGAATAAAATCCGTTCACAAGCCCTTCGGCAGGATACATACAACATCCCTCTGGTGGTTCACAACAAGAACAACTCACCCTGCGATCTCCGCTAACTAATTTGGTAATGATGCGGAGTTGGCCCGAAATAAGTTGCGTCTTAATCGTTGACATTTATTCACAATCAACAGTTTCAATCCATTGCAATTCTGTGTCTCGGACACAAAGAACGTATAATTTATTGTCGTTTGGCCTTGGCGGCAAAATGGTTTCTATTGAATTCTGTTTTTGATCTGCGGCTCTAGTGGCTTGATTTGTTTTGTTTGCAGAATTTGTTGTCGGCTTGTATTCAACACTGGGCTGTTGTGAAAATTGCAACGAGGGATCTATTTGAGACAAAGCTGCCCTGAGATCTTTATTTGACTGAGATTCTTTTTTTAAGAAAAAAGAAACACTATTGGTAGCTTGGGCCTGTTTAAATTCCCTTTCTATCCTCTTGTCTTTTGCCCGACCAAGTCTTGTTTCGCGAATTTCTTGTTCCAGTTTTTCGCGGGCTGCTCTTTTTTCAAAAAGATTCATTACGCAAATATACTGGCATCAATTGTGGTTGCTCTAACAATAGAGAACCCATACTTGAAAAATTCCACGCTGCTGTCTATCAAATATTTTCCACTGGTGGGTATTGATGTTGGAGATGTTGATCCGAGGTTTGCGCGTATAAAAGCTGTGTCGCTCGTATTGCCTCCATCGGTTGTTACCAATGATGAAAAAATAAAATAACTGGCAGTTTTGGCGGTTGCTATTGCTGTTGCGGAAACCGTTCTTGTTTCGTTGATATTAATATCTGAATGCAAACATGGCGGAATATTAATTGATATGGGGGTTATGGATCTTGAGAAATCCCTTTGTTTGGATTGATCTGTATATCCTCCAAATACTGATGGTTTGGGTTGTTGAACCGATATTGATGCAGTTACGCCGACTGTTATCCTAACTTCAACGCCCTTGCCAGTAATTGTGTGACTTTTAGGTTTGAAGGTGGGCCACTCCAGTGCGTTTACTTTTCCAAGGATTGCCGCCTTGGTTACGGGGTTTCTCAAAAAGAAAATATTGACTGTCGCTGGTATATTCTGGCCCCACACATCTTTGAAGTTAAGATTAACAAGGGGTGTTGCCGAAGAATAGGACGAAGCCTCGCCCTTATCAGCGTTTGAAAATTGATATATTTCTCCAGCAGCAACTGGGGTGTTTTCATATGTTCCCTCTTGTGTTTTTTCATCCCACTCAATATCGATGGACTCCAAGACCCTTGGAAGATTCAGATTAATAGTCGTTGGATGGGTTTGTAAAAATGAATTAAGATAAGACTCTATCTCGTTTTGATCATATTCTGTTACGAGATATCTGGTGTTATCTATGGGCGTGGCTTCAGAAGAGGACCCCACTGGGAGGGTCGTTGATATTTTTTCGGTGTATGGTATTTGAACGTCGAAAGATTCTTCATAATCAATACCATTAAGCTCTGGGATACTTTTTTCGTCTCTTGTTGTGGTAGATTTTCTTACCCGAAATTCTGTAACTCTTTCTTCTGTTTTTTCCAGTTCGCCTTCTTCAAGAGACAAATCACTTAATGAATCTTGCTCGACAACTTCTTGTTCTGTTTTTGTTTCTACGCTTGCCCTGAATCTTTCTGGGAGAACATCTGGCTTTGAAACACTCAGCGTTTTGTTATCGAACGGCGCATCAACCCTGACTTCGGTTTTAATAGTCCGTCCATCTCCCAAAGCCTCAATAGATCCATCAATCAATAATGCATCTGGCTGAATGGATTGTGCTTCGCTTGAAAGTCTCAGCGTTCTTTCGGCAAGCTGCCCTTGATTGGTTACAATAAACTCTGTGAGATCTGTCGTTGCCGAAACATCCCGATTGGTGACAGAGGTTCGCTTGATAAATTCCGTGACCTGTTCTTCTGACTTGGAAAATTCCCCCTCACCAAGAGATATGCTTGTGGATATTGTTCCAGCCACACTCTCTTCGGTTATTGTGTCTTCTTGCTGCGCCTTAAATTTTTCGGGTGTAAGATCTGGTTTTGTTTTCCGTATGGTTTTATTTGGGAATACGTTTGGAACCTCTACCTCCGTTTTTACTGTTCGCCCATCACCAAGTTCCTCAACACTGGCATCGATAAGTGTGGCTGATGGTGTAAATGATTGGGTTCCCGAAGACAGCGTAAGCGTTCTGGCTCCAATTTGTCCTTGCGGGGTCAGAACTTTTTCATTAAGTGTAACCGCCGAAGTAATGGAACGAGATGTGGTGGCGACTCGTTTGGTGAATTGATTGATCTGTTCTTCTGATTTTACAAACTCTCCCGCGCCCAAAATGATATTTGGATTGGCTGTTCCAGCAATTGTTTGCTCAAAAGTGGTGTCTGATTGCGCGGCTTTGAATTTCTGGGGAGTAATATCCTCTTTGGTTTTTCGGTATACTGCCGCACCAAAAACTTCAGGAACTTCAACAACTCGTTCGACCAAGGATTCGGCGTCTTCCCGCGAAACTTCCACAGTCCTTGTCGCGCTTGGACTTGGCGGAATATATCCATCAGCCCCCTTTCGTTGGGTGGTGACAGTTGCCAGTTGTCGGGCTTCGTCGGTAGCTTTTCCAATCAGTTGCGGGCCGTCCACCGAATAAGTCTGGACAATCTTTACCGAAAGAAATTCATTGTAAGGTTCGTAGGAAGTCTGAGTGATGACTCCGTTGACGTTCTCCAGAGACCCGACCTCTTCTCCTGTGGGGACAAAGAGTTGTCGGCGTTCTTGGACGGGACCGCGGGATGCATCATAAAAATCCCGATCCCGAACAGGGAAAAGGGAATTGCCATCATCGTCGGTTTCAATCGACCAAGTCTCCTCAATTTCGGTATAGACAATAGCCGAACCCTCGCGGGCCTCGTAGGTAACCCGTTTGTCGGCGGTAAGGCTGGCTACTTGTCCTTCGTTTTTAACAGAGCGGCGTCTACCTTGAATCGGGCCTAGATCATCATCGTAGCGGGTAAACGGCACCCAAGGAGATGGAAGGATCTCGTAGACATGGGTAACAATCTGATCTCCCGAAGACGGTTGGGCACCCGTAAAAACATGGTTGGGGTAACGTTTGGAATCGGGGTGAGGGCTAAGATCTTCTGGAACCCTGTAGCCAGCAACGCGAGGATCTTTTTTAATCCCGATTACAGGGAAATCGCGGTCATTGGCCGCATAGGAGACAACGTAGAATTTGTCAAAAGGAGGATAGGAAGCCATTTGGTCACGAAAACTTACTCTAAAAAAGGTTGAGCGGCAAGATGATTTTCCGCTTGCATTGATTAATGGCTATGCTAGATTACCACCTTGGAAGGCCACTCGGTCTTCCTGTTTTCATGTGTGTGGGGCGGGGTCGGGCTAAAAACTCGGCCCCGCTTTTTTTGAACGCTTGACAAGTTGGGTTGTCGGATCTACTGAATCCTTATCAATATGGCATATCAATCCAACAAACCTAAAGACCCACCACTCTACCACAGCAACCTCGTCAAAGGAGGCCCGAAACTTGTGTCAATCAAGTCGGCTCCTAAATGGGTGAAGCAGAACACCTTATGCGTAATCGAAGTTATTGTGGACGGCGTGACCCATGTCTACTTCACGGAAAACCGCGACATCGCCTCCAAGTTTCAGCAATATGTGGGCAAGTCAGTAGTCTTGATTGCCTCTGGCAACTCCAAGCAGAAGACTGATTCCATGGAGATCCAGCCTGCTGGGGTGCCCGCCTCCAGCCTTCCCGCCGCCCAGAGTGCCCCGCAATCGCCTCAGAAGCCCGTAGAACAGGTTATTACGGCCCCAGCCCACAAGGACAAGGAAGCCAAGCAATTCCTCTGTCAGGCGGCAAATCTGATGCGCCTATGCGTCAAGAAGGCCAACGACATTGCGGTGGAACTTAACCTTCCCGAACAACACCGTCAGGGAATTGCGACCACGTTATTTATTCAAGCAGACCGACAAGGACATATTGCGGCCATGCCCATCACGGCGTATACTCCCGAACAATTGGGTTTCGGGGCAAGCAAGGCCGAATCCCTCAAGAACCCCGAACCAAACAATGACTGATGAACGAGAGCGCGGCATCGAAATTCTGTCGCATGATAAGGGATCATTCCTCGTTCAGAGTCGCACCAATAGAGAAGACTACTACATGGTGGAGTTCACTACCGATGAGGCGGGAGACATCACGGGGTGTGCCTGCTCTTGTCCAAGCTATCAATTCCGCAAAGAGTGCTTCCACATCCGCTACCTCTGCAAACTCTTGGGCGTCGAAACGCCGAAGCCAACAAACAACAACCAACTAATAGCAGCATAGAATATGAAAAAATCCAAGGGACAAAAGAAAGTGGCAACCGTCATGCGCGAATACAGCAAGGGCAAACTCAAAAGTAGTTCGGGCCAAAAGGTGACCAACCCTCGCCAAGCGCGAGCAATTGCAATGTCGGAAGCTGGACTCAGTAAAAAAAAGAAGGGCAAATAATCCTTTGGCGGGGTGCGCTACTGTTCGCAAGGACGTAGTTGCGCTTAATATGGGGTCGCTCCATGCCCCGCTCTTTTTGAACAAATCAATCACACACCTGTCAAAGCACATATGATCACAAAATCTTCATGGAGGATTAACAATCTCTTGCAATGGCGTGATAAAAATCCAGAGCTATACAAAGAGAAGTGGCTCAAGGGGATTCGGAGTTCTAAGAAAATAAAAGAAGCGGCGAGGATTGTGTCTTTTAAATATCGCAAAAAAGCAACCATAACCAGACTTGCCCTTCCTAAATTTCAAAAGGGAGAACAGCATTTTCGTTCTTCTGTTTGGAGGTTTCGTTCTCCCAAGAATGTTGTTTATGAATTTAAAAACTTGTCGGAATTTTTACGCACTCATGGCAATCTTTTTGATATTAAAGATTTACAGTGGAAACGTCTTGGGACATCAGATTTATGTAATGCTTATAAATGTCTTTCGGCGCTTCGCCCACACCTTTCAAATGGAACCCCGAAACAAAAAGTTGCGGGATCTTGGAAGGGATGGCGCTGGTATGCCAGCAAAGAAGTAGAGGAAAAACTATGACCATATCGAATATCTACAATCTCCCCCAGCCGTTCGTTGACTTGGTCAGCGAGTCTTCGTATTCGGCGGGGGAGGCTGATATTACTACAACAAGTCTCTTCCAACCTCCGAAGATTCGGGAGTTGATGAAACGGCATGGGGACAAAATTACTGAGGATGCGTCTGATAGAGTCTGGGTAATGCTTGGAACCGCTAATCATTATGTTTTAGAGAAGATAGCAAAGAAAAACCCCGAAAGATACATTTGTGAACAGAGGTATTACATGGATGTGGACGGCGTGAAACTCGGAGGCCAGATCGACCTCTATGACAAGCAAGAGCAAATCCTTTATGACTACAAGGTCAGCAGTGTCTACAAGGCCATGAGCGATGATCGCTTTGAGTGGACGGCACAAGCGGCGGTCAACCGACTGCTATTGGAACATAATGGTTATCCAGTCAAGCGTTCTGCCATCATCTTGGTAATGAAGGATTTCCGTTTGCGGGATTCCAAGATCAAAGCCGACTATCCGAAGTGTCCTGTGGTGGAAATCAAGCTGGATGCGTGGAAGCCCGAAGAAACATTTGCATATATCAAAAGTCGGATTACACTCCACCAGCAAGCCAAAGACCTTCCCGATGACCAGATCCCGATCTGCACACCAGAAGAGCGGTGGGAAAAACCCACCATCTATGCAGTCCTTCCGAAAGAAGGAGCGAAACGTGCCGTTAATGGAGGGCTGTACGAATCTGAATCTGAGGCTTTGCTCCACGCAAAAAGAATTTCTGGTGCCGTCGAGAGACGGGAGGGGAGTTGTACGAGGTGTCTGGACTTCTGTCGCGTTAGGCAATACTGTTCATTCGGAAAAACCCTAAAAACCAACCAATAACTATGAAAAAGAAATTTAGCAAAACAGTAACCAACCCCGATACGGGGCGAAAGAAGACCGTCAAATACGGAGCAAAAGGCAGCAAGATTGGGCCTATTGGCAGCGCCCGTGCCGATGCCTACTGTGCCCGAAGCAACAAGATTAAGGGCAATTGGCGCAATGATCCCAACTCTCCTAATCGCCTTTCCCGCAAGAAATGGGGATGCCAAGGAAGCAAATCAGTCAAAAAGAAATAACCACTATGAAAAAACGAGGACTATACGACAACATCAATGCAAGGAAAAAGGCTGGCACCAGCCGCCCGAAATCCAAATCCACCATCGATCCCAAGGTCTACAAGAAGATGAAGGCCAAGAAGGGTGGGTTCAAAGAAAAATGAAACCACATCCAGACGATAGTATCTTCAAGGTCAAAGACTTCATCAACGAACTCTCAAGGGTTCAGGATGCCTACTTTGAATCCCTTTGCTTTGAGCTTGGATTAGATGGCGAAGATCAACTCCGAGATCATCTATTCGACTATATCTATAACGAAACAGAGATGATCACCTTTGGAGAATATTTGGATAAGTTTGGTATCGGGGATCTTTGGGACGGGCTGTGACCCTCAACATATTCACGATTGTCCTTGATGGCTCTCCGTGGATCGGGGCGCAGTTTGCGGAGTTGTGCCGATTAAGAGACGTTGACTGGCATTGGTCGATTGTTGAGGGTGCGGCGATGCCCGTCAAAGATACGGGATGGATGGGCAACCAGACGGGAAAAGTCTCCCATGATGGAACCCATCAATTTTTACAAGCCCTAGCTTCCCATCCCCGAATCACGGTTAATAGCAAGTCGGAATGGGGTGGTAAAACGGAGATGATCAATGCGGCGTTGACCGCCTTTAAAAAAGACGGCGTCTTACTCCAAATGGATAGTGATGAGTTGTGGACGTTCCACCAAATGATTGAACTCCTATATCTGTTTGAGAAAAATCCCGAAGCCAATACCGCACAGTTTGAAATGGATTACATGCTTGGGCCGAATGTAAAATCAACATCCACAGATGGTTACGGTAACAGAAAGAGTGAATGGATTCGGGCTTGGCGGTATAGTGTCGGGCTTTGGATGGAGCGCCATGAACCTCCCGTGTTCAACGGTAATCGCGGACAACTCCTAGATCGCGGCAAGACCTCAATGAGTGTAGGCAAAATCCTCCACATGGCATGGGTAACCCCGCAACAAGTAGCCCAGAAACAACGTATATACAAAGGTGGATACGAGAATGCCTGCGAGGATTGGGACAGACTTCAAAAGAATACGCAATGGCCCGTCAAGGATCTCAAACAGTTTCTACCATGGGTTGGTAGCGGGGCTTCGGCTGATTTACTTTTCAAGCAATAATCCGCTATTGACCTTCTAGAGAAGGCATGGTAATTTCGCGGGCAAAATGTCCTCATTGACCCTTGGCCTAGCCGTAGAACGTTTACCTTCTTCTGTTGTCCCTCAACCCGATCCGCCCGATCTGGAGGGATTTGACGCGCAGGCCGAACTGCGAAGCAACATCAATCGTGTTTTAGAACGCCTGTACTCAGAGGGGAAATGGGAGGGTTTGCTCGTTCAGGCTACCATTACGGCTTACGAGGACGCCAACGACAACAAATTTATTACTCTCCCGCGCCATCTGGAGACTTGTATTCGGGCGGGAAAATCGGGCTACAAGACCGTAGCCGTACAGAGCGAGTGGTATCAGTATCTGCCCCAAGGGCGCGGTATCCGCAAATCGGACGAGAAATACTACGGCCCCATCCAAGACATGGGAGAAGGCTTTGTTACATTTCGGGACATTGAGACCGCATCACAACTTACCCTATCTAGCAGCGAGACCGAATGTGCAGGAAGCTACATCTGGATTCGCGGAAAGGACTCAAATGGGAATAAAATTTATTCTACAGTGGATGGAGAACGAGTGGAGGGAATTCGTCTTGACCTTGGAGGCGGAACCCAAACCACCTCCGAGACGTTTGCGGAGATCTATTCTGTCGAGAAAACCCCTACCACGGGCGTCATCTCTCTATCGGCTGGGGCGACCACCTTGGCCAAATATGAGGCGGGGGAACGCGCTATAAGCTACCGCCGCTATCTGGTGGATCGCAATTGGGATAGCGTCCAAGGCATCTTCAAGCGCAAGCATTGCTGGGCCATCAGCGACAATGATCCGCTTTATCCCGACTCGCTGGAAGCTATCAAGCTTGGTCTCATGGCCCTCAACGCCGAAGAAAAAGCCGATGTCGAGCGCGGACAATATTACATGGACAGAGCAATTTTACTTCTCAACGCCGAACTAAAAGAGTATAACGCAGGGCAAGAAGGGGTTATGCAAATCGCTCCTTGGCTCACCCGCCGACTCGTAAACATGACTTGATATGCCAGAAACCGAAGAACAGCGCAGACTTAGGCAAGCCGATCAGGCTGCAAGAACCATGTTTAATGTGTTCCCACAGGGCGTTGGAGAACGTGTTGGCGGTGCGGCACAAGCTGTAGCTGGAGCGGTTGGATCTGCCATTAATCGTTTTTCAAATCCATTTGGCGCATTGGCTTCAGATATCGGCGCAGCAAGACAAGCTGTTTCTGGAACAAGACTCATTGGTCGCAGAGAGCCAGCGCAAGAAGTCGCTACAGCCCCTACACCAGTTCTTCCAAGTGGAACACCAATGGTTGGATTTGATGCTTATCCTACAATTCCGCAATCAATCCCTCAAACCGCAAGTGCTACGGCCCCACAACCAGCGACACCGCTAGTGTCTCCGAGTGTCCCAGCGTTTCCGACCACGGGAATGGGACTTATGGGAAATGAAAATATTAGACCGCTACCTACTGAGCAATTTGCCGCAATGGGACGCATTGAGCCGACATTGGCTGATCGCGGAAAAGTTAGCACAGATATTACTGGAATGCAACGCGCAACGCCGATTCAAACTCCCTACGGAACCATTTATGCCACACCAGAGCAACAAGCGAATCTGCAAAGAACTCGCACTGTTGCCCAACAAAGCTCCAGATCTCCCGCCGAACAGCAGGCTTTAATCGCACAAATTCGTCAGCAGGGCGCAGACTTGGGTCAGAAAGGACTTCAAGGGCAAGAGCAATTCTTCGCTCAAAAGCGAGCAGAGCGTGAGGCGTTGCGTTCCGCAGAAAGTGCTGCAAGAGCTAGTGGTGTTCGCTCGATGGACATTATGCGAGCGAGAGCGGCGACACAGCCATCATCCACACTTGCTGGCATTCGTGGTCAAGCATTTGAATATTCACAACGTCTTCCATCAGAAGGATTACAGCAAAGCGTCACTTCTGCATTTAATAGATTTCTTCCTGCTGGTGGAAGCAGACCTCTTCCCGCTGGTCCAATGGGACCAAGTGGTTATGCTTTATACGAGCGCCAGCGCATGGCCAGAGGATCATCTAACCCTTACTCAAACGTAGAGGCGGAGCGAAGGCGCAGGACGAGAAACATCGCAATATCACAGGGGCTTCAGCCAGCACTCAGTCTCCCAGTTCAAGAAAAACAAGAGGATTATTTTCGCCGCAGGGGGTTGATGTAATGGCAAATGGCATTGCAACAGAGTATCCAAGAATGGCACCTTCTGAAATAGAAGCTATGGTTCAAGAGCGTGTTGGTGGTGGCGGAGGGATTGGACAAGATTTTCAATCTTGGCAGTATAATATCCCCGAAGGTGGAGGAACGGCATACCCCAAAAGCCGCAGGCAGATGCGAATGGAGGCAGAATACCAGCAATATCAATTGAAAGAACTTGAACGCATGAAAGCGTTGCAAGCAATGGAAATGGCTGAAAAGCAATATGGTCTTCAGCTTGAACAAGAACAGAGGTTGCGAGAAAAACAACAGCTTGATCTTGACAGACAGGAAGAAGTTCAAAACCAAGCTCGCATGGCCATGGGCGCAATTCTGGGATCGGTTCAGCCTGATGGCCAAAGAACTAGGCCAATCAATATTAATGACGATGATGCCGTCGAAAGACTTCAATCTGTAATTTATTCCAACCAGCTTGGAATGGAGGATCAGGCTACCAAAGAAGCTGTTGTTGGAATGTTGAATGATGCTCTTCGTGTTCGTGAACGTAAACTGCAAACATCTCAAGAGCAGGAGTTGGCAGCATCAACACTTTCGGCGCAAACTGGAAAACCAATGAAAGAGTTTGGAGAGTATACGGCAGAAGGCATCTTTCGTCCCAATTTGAATGCCATTGTCAAAGCCAATGAAGAGTTAAAACAGAAAGAAGAAGCTGCTGCTGAAGAAAAAGAAGTAGCCAAAGAAACCCGAAGGGCGGAAGCAAGAGAGACTGTTGCCGAGAAAAAATCCAAAGAAACTCAAATTATCGGAATTGATAAAGAGTTGCGTAGGGAAGGTCTTGCTTTGGAAGAAGTTGCGGCAAATCTTGGATTGCAGCGTGACCAGTCTGGAAGGTTTAATATTGGCGGGCTTTCTGATACTCAGAAAAAAACATTTAGGGCGGCTGAGAATCGCGTTAGACTTTTGGAACAGGACAAGGCACAATTGCAGGGATTTATGTTTGACACAGAGGCAGATGCCCAAGCGGCAATTGAGGCCAAAAGAGTTCCAAAGGGAGCCATCATATTTATTAATGGCAAAAAAGCTATCAACCGATAATGCCGATAGAATATCTAGATGATATCGAAGAGGATATTACAGAAGCGGCGGACACTACTCCCGTAGAGCAACCGCCCGTTGCTGGCGTTTCTGAGCCAGTCGCGCCAGAACCCTCTGGAGAATTTGGCGGAAGGATTGAATACATTGAAGAAGAGCCTCTAGAAATAGAGCCTCCTAGAGATAATAGCTGGGACACGCTCCGAGGTTTTGAGGTTTCGATGCGGCAAGTTCCGCAGTTGGCTTACGGGGTGGCGGGGTTGGTCGGTGAGACCGCAGAACAATTGACAGGCTATGGCGAATCGCTCCGAGACTGGGGGTTCCGTGGATACCAAGATTGGGCCGAAAGCATGGAGCCAATCTCCAAGGAAACCGATGATGTTACGGTGGCATGGCAGAAAGCCAAAGAAGGAGATATCGGTGCGCTGGTTGATTGGGCGCAATACGGTATTGGTTATGCGCTAGGACAGCTTGGAGAAACGGCAGCTATTGCAGTCTTGGGCGGTATAGCTGGTGGTGCGGCGGGAGCGGCTGGTGGACCAACGGCAGTTCCAGCGGCGGCGGGCGGTGCTGTGGTGGCTGCGGCTGGAAAAACTGGATTTAAGGCTCTTGCCAAAAATCTTGTTGAGAAAGCCATCAGCGCACAAGCGAAAAATATTGTTAAAAAACAAGCTGCAAAAGAAGGAATTGAACTTACTGGTGAACAATTAGCCAAACGCGCACAGCAAGAGGCTATTAAGCGTCAGGCTGGCAGAGAGATTGGTTCTAATGCTGCCGTGTTTGCCAATGCCATCGGAATGCAACTTGGTGCCATCTACGGATCTGCCGAGGAAAAGGCCCGTGAGGAAGGGCGTGAACTTACAGGATTGGACTTGGCTCGCATCTGGGGTAGCGGCATTGCCACGGGCGGACTGGAAGGTGTTGTTGATAAATTTGGATTGGATCTTTTGAAGGGTAAGTTTGCCGAAGCTCTTCCTGCTGGACGGCTGGCTGGTGCGGCGGTGGCTGGCCCGATTGGTCTTGTTGGCGAAGCGGCAACCGAAGCAGTTCAAACTGTTGGCGAGCGATTCGGCGCAGGCAGGGAACTTCTTAGCGACGAAGCTATCAACGAATATATCAATGCTTCTGCCTTGGGTGGTATTGGTGGCGGGGTTATTGGCGGTGCTGGCGGGTTTATCTCTGGCAACCCCAAGGAAAACGCCGCAGCCAAAGCCAAGGTATCTTCAGAGGCTAATAAGGACATCGCTCCCGCTACCGCCGAGACCGTAGCCAGACAAGCCGATGCCGTAATTGCTGAGACAGTCCAAGAAACTCCCGAACAGCGAGTAGCCCGCCTCCAAGAAGAATCTGCCGCAGCAGCAGGAATAGAACTAGAAGAAGAAGGGGAAGGCGGGGTTGAGCCGACAGTTCCCGTCACTCCTCCCGTAGCACCCACTCCCGAAGGCGCAGTAGCCCCTGTAGAGCCAGTTGTTACTCCAGAAGTAGCAGAGCCGCAGCCAGCCGCAGAAGTCGCGCCCACTTCAATTTCAGAATCTGAACAAATTAAAAACATTAAAGACAAGGGCGTCACCGCCATTCACTTTTCAAGGACTCCAATGCAACTTGAAAAAGGTGTAGATATTTCAAAAATTAAGGGCGCATATCCAGAGGAGTCTGTATTTGGTCGTGGGTTTTACGCAATGGAACCAGCAGATGAGTCTTCTTGGAGAAGTGCCAGTAGGTTTCAACTTGGAGACTATAGAAATGAAGTAAAATTATCTCCAAAAAACCCAATCATTATATCTCCAGACACAGTTAAAAAATACGGATATGATGAAATTAAAAATCGCGTTGATCAAGGTGGATACGATGCAATTATTGTTAGTGGCTGGAATCCCGAATACGATGCTGGCATAGAAAAAAGACTGAACGAGCTTTGGAGTCCAGTCTTTCCAGAAGGAAGGACAAGTGGACAATTTTTAAACACCAAAGAATATGATGCGGCAATAAGTAGAGCCACAGAAGAAATTACTGGTCTTTCAAGGAAAGACTATGAGGCGATAAGTAAAAGTGGATGGGATCAAAATCAAGTATTTATCCCACCAGATATTGCTTCTGACATTGTATCGAAGCCAGAAGTGACTCCTCCCGCCGAGGTTGCTCCCGAAGTGACCCCGAATCTTGAACCCCTACGCCGAGTAGCAAGAGCAGAACAAGCCCCAGAAGATATTCCCTCTTTGGTGGAGGCGGGGTTGGTCGAGGTGTATAAAGATCAACCTGTCATTACGGAAGCGGGGATTGCCCAATTGCCCGAAGCAGAACGTCCAAGGCTGACGCCCGAAGCCCGAAAGATCCAAATCGACACAGGAGCAAACGAAGTAGTAGCCGAAGCCATCTCCAAGAATCTTCGTATCGGGGTCGATCAGGTGGGAGCCAATGTGCGTATGCCCGCAGGCTGGACACTGGTAGAGGATATCTATGTGCCGCCAGCCAAGCAGGAAGTAGCGAAAGCGGGACAACCAGAACAAGCAGTAACCCCGCCGACATTAAAAACAAAATATACAGACAACAATCTTGAAAATGTTTCTTTTCCGCGCACATCTGGTCAACCCAATCAAGCAAGGCAAGCGTTGGAAGTTATTTCCAAAGGAAGTTCTCCGTATGCACAGTTGGCTCAAGAAATTCTAAATGCTGCCAGCACCAATCCAGAAATAAGCTTCGCAATTAGCAATTCAAAATTTACCAGATCAACGCCAGCGCAAGACAGGGGAAGATTTAAAAACAGATCTTTTTACGAGGCGGCATACAGGACAATAGCCATGAATCCCAATCAGGCTGGGGATACGCGAATTGCCGTCCATGAAATTATCCATGCCATCATCGCGCACAAACTTCCTAATCAAATATCATCAAGCAAACTCAAGGGTAAAAAATATAAAAATGTTTTAGACAAAGCAATCGCGGATAAGTCTTTGCCCAAACCACTGCGCGACATAATTCGTGGATACATTCTTACCGTTGAAAAAATGGGCGCTGCTGAAACATTGTGGGGCACTGGCCCAGATGCTGGAACCACATCTCAAACACTTAATGTTTCAGTAAAATATCTTGGTGCGCCGATTGGGGCACAAACCAAGGCGCAAAGAGAGGGCGGCAGGTCATATAGAATCCAAAAGAAATCGAATGTTCAAAAGCTTCTAAGGTATCTAAAGGAAAACGGGATTACAGAGGTTGATGTTCGTCAAGGATCTTATGGAATTAGATCCAGAGGCGGGCAACCATACTATGATGTAATTATCGCAAATTCTGATCTTGAAAAGATCGCCGTTAATAAAAAGCAGCAGGGCAAGCATCCGTCATATTACGGAAACAAGGGATACGATCCGACCAACAATGCTTTAACTTGGAACATAAAAAACAAAAAGTTCCCACTTGCCAATGATCCAGATGCAGTTGTCGAATACGGCTTTGAATACGGTCTTGGTAATATTGATGAGTTCCTTTCCGAAGCACTGAGCAATCCCGAATTCCAAAAAGTCCTCAACGAGATTGAGATGGAACAAGGAAAAACAATTTGGCAAACAATTGTTGACGCCATCGCCCGAATCCTAGGTATCGAAGTGAAGGCGGGATCTGTGCTGGATGTGATATCCAGATCGGCATTTGAGTTGGCTACAGAAGGAGACCTTCTTCTGGCTGGAGGCCGAACCCCGTCCCCCGCCCCCGAAGTAAGAGAATCCCGCAGGGAACCCGCTCCCCTTACCCAACAAGACAGAGAGTATCTGGATGCGGTGGAAAGAGGAGATTTGGATGCGGCGTCGAGGGTCGTGGATGCGGCGGCACAGGCTGCTGGAAATGTGACAACGGCTTATAGGTCAAACACACAAACAACCACAGTATTCGACACAAAGAATCGGGCCGCTTGGTTCACCGATGATCTGACTGATGCCCAAGACTATGCATCTATCACAGACGTAGATCCCGAAACAGTAAGCAAATACTATCTCAACACCGACAACTTCGCGTCACTTGATGATCCGCAAATAGCCCGACAGATCAGAGATATCGTTCCGAACATGAATGATCTGATGGCGGTGAGTGATGCTATGCCGCAAATCCGCCAACGACTTGGAGAAAGGTATGACGGCATCAAGGTGACCAGCTTTTCGATGGGCTATGAAACGACCCACTACAATCCCTTCAAGCCCGAAAGAATCAAATCGGCAGACGCCGTAACCCGCGATGACCAAGGCAACATCATCCCTCCCAGCCAACGCTTCCAGCCCACAGAAGAAGATATAAGGTATTCCAGACGGGAGCCAGTCCTTCTAAAGAATCGCTTCTACTCACAGCTTGAGCGCACGGTTGCGGCAAAGATGCCAAACGTCTCGTCTCCCGAACAGCTTAAAGCCATCATCGATCCTTCTAGGGGAAGCGGGGTCAAGCCCGAAGAAATAAAATGGAGCGGTATCACCGAGGCCATTGACCGCATTGCCGCCGAAAACAACGGGCGAGTCCCGAAAGAAGCCATCATCAAGTATATGCAGGATGAAGGCAATGTCCGCTTTGAAGAGGTAACTCTGGCGAGAAAGAAAGTTCCATATACTGGCGGGGAAATCAAGCGAATGCCCAACGGAACATACAAGTTGTCGTTCTTTGGATACGACAGCATGTATACAAAACTAGAAGACGCTGAATCTGATCTCCAAAAAATGCGGGAAGGCGCGAGCAGAACAGAAGACGAGACTACTTATTCACAATATCAACTTCCTAATGGCGAAAACTATCGTGAGGTTATATTGACAACGGCTTCTGGTGGTTCTTATCAAGATCCCCAAAGATTACGAGACCTATCTCGCGAAAGGCGCGGCATTCAGGAATCTGGAAGAATGCTTACCAGAGAAGAGTCGAACAGGATTACTGAAATAGACAAAGAAGTCAGAACTCTTGAAGATAGAATTGAGCAAGCAAAGTCTAAATACAAATCTCCTCACTTTGCAAATATACCAAACTACGTTGCCCACATGCGTCTGAATGATCGCAAGGATGCAGAAGGAAAAGACGGAACATTTATTGAAGAAATTCAATCAGATCTCCACCAAAAAGCCAGAGAGGTTGGATATAAAGACGAAGGCATTGTTCAGCAGAATTTTGTAAGCTGGTTGGCCGCAAACAAAAAAGAACTTTCCGAACAAGAAATTCAAACACAATTTAAAACAAGGATTGGTGAGGAAATCCAGCAATGGACTAAAGACCAAGAAATCGCCGCAAAAAATGCCAGTGCCGTTCCAGATGCGCCGTTCCGCAAGGATTGGTCGCTGCAAATGTTTAAGAGGGCGTTGGAAGAGGCTGTTGCAAGCGGTAAAGATTGGATTGGATGGACAACTGGGGATACGCAGGCGGCACGATATGATTTAAGCAAGCAAGCAAAGGCTGTTATCTATAACAAGAATCGAGATGGTTCATTCACTATTACGGTTAGAGATCTAAACGATGTAAACTCAAAAATAGGAGACTATTCTGCCGAGAAGTTGCCTGATGTTGTCGGCAAAGAGCTTGCGGAAAAAATCGTAAACGATCCAAACCCAAATGGAATCTTCGCTGGAAACGACCTAAAGATTGGCGGCGAGGGGATGAAAGGATTTTACGACAATATCCTTCCCAAAGAGATTGCCAAGTATGTCAAGAAGTGGGGCGCAACTGTTGAGAAGTCTGAGATATCGGCGGGCGTTGGTATTAATGCTTGGGTATTTTTAGATGATGATGGTGTGTTTAGAGTCAAAGATAGAAAAGACGGAAAAGACCCACAGGCTAAAACTTTGGGAGAATTTGATAATCAAACAGACGCCGAAGAATTTGCGCGTATGTATAAGGGGGAAAATGTCCCAATCTGGCGCGTCAGCATCACTCCAGAGATGCGCCGAATCATCGAAGAAGAAGGACAGGCTTTATTCTCTCTACAGATGCCCAGCCGTATTGCTGGCATGGAACCCGAAGCAGTGACAACCAAGCTGGAGTCTTTGGGATTCGGGCGGGGTGGGATTGTATCAGTGGTCAACGAACCCGATGCCTCCTTTGAAGGCCGCACCATCATCCGAGACGGGAAAGTAGTAGGTATAGAGCTAAACGCCGCAGCCTTGAGAGACGATGCCGCTGTAGAGCGAGTCTTGAACCATGAGATTGCCGAATCCGCCAATGCCGATGGGGCGCTTAATCGTTTGGTGGCGGGGTTGACCCCGAAAGAAAGAAAAGAAATCAACGATGCCATCACTAGGTTGGGCTACGCAGAGCGGGCTAGAACCGCCGAGGAAGCCGCCAGAGCCGTCGAATTACTAGCCGAGGGATGGAGGGGCAGACGCTGGTTTGAACGTGCTGTGGCGCGGATTGAGGCATGGGCCAACAAGCTGGGATACAAGCTCACCCGACGAGCCGCCGAATACATCGCCGCCCGCAACATGGCGGAAGTCAACGATAGCTTCAAACAGGCATACAACAAATTTATCAATGTGCAGGGAGAGGCTAGGGAAGCGCGAGTTGGCGAGCAAGCTGTCGTTGATGCCGATATGGGCCGCAGATCGCAGACCGAACTAACGCCACAAGAAATAGAACAACTAGAAAGCGGCGAGAAAATCCGAGTCTACAGGGCGATGCAAGTCATTGATGGAAAGCTGTATCCGCCGATGTCCGCTTTGGTTGGCGGAAAACTCCGCAAGCCCACAGAAATTGGAACATGGGAAAAGGCCGAAGAGCGCCCAGACTTGCTGGATAAGCGGGGCAAATTCATTCTTCAGAAGGGCAACAAAGCGACAGTCCCCGCAGCATACAACCCGTATTTCCACACATCTACCTCACCCCTAAATGATCAGTTTTCTTCGGCATACAAGAGAGACAATCTTGTCACGGTTGAAGTCGAGGTTCCCGCCAGCGAATTGACCAGTGGCTACAAAGCAGATGGCGCAAAGGATGCCGTGGGCGAAGTCCGCTGGAATGCTGGCCCCGTGAGCAGCAAGCTCCCCGCCGACAAGAAACGCAAAGTTATTCTTTCGCGCTACGCTAAGGTTGTCCGCATTGTTCCCGACAGCGAGGTTGCTGGAATCATCGCAAATCTTCTTGAGGGTACTAATCTTTCTATTCCAGAAAACACCGTCACCCCGTCACTAAAAGCTGAACTGGAAAAGCAGGGAATCAGCGTAACCCCGCGACCAGTAAGAGGTGAGGAGATCCGCGAATCCCGCAGAGAAGACGCCATCCCCACCTTCTCCGAGGGAAGCCCCGAAGCATCCACTCTATCTACTATGGCCTCATCTATGGCCAAGGTGGATGCGGCGTCCGAGGCCAAGCCAAACCCCGAAAACAAACCCACCTACAAGATCAGCGAGATAGCCTCTGTCTGGATGGATCAAGGGGGAGATGCCCGTCAACTCCAAGACATGGTGGTGGAGTATACCAACCTCACACCAGCCAATGCCAAGAAGGTAGCCAATGCCATTGCCAAGCAATACGATATCCAGCAGTCGATTGCTACGGCATTTTTAGAAACTCCCGCTGGCATTTCGGTGGAAGCCCTACCCGAAGGTGTCACGCTCCCGAAAGAGGTTGATCCTGATCGTCCGCGCCCCGTCATGCAGCGCCTCTTTGATGTGTTCATGGGAGTCAGGGTAAAACCCGTCAAGATTACTGGTGATGAAAAGGCATTGCTTAAAAGCCAGATCCGCCTCAAGGCCGCAGCCAATCGTGCGGCAAAGCAGGAGCAGCAACGCACCGCAGACGAGGTTGTTGAGATTATCAAGTCCATGGAGCTTCGCGGCCCCGTCCGCCCAAAACAAGCACAGGCTCTAGCCAAACGCGCAGCCAAGGTGATCTGGACAAGCGAGAAATCCATGGAGACCTTTGTCGAATACGCCGCCAAGGTGGTGGAGAACGCCAACTACGATGCGGATCTCCGCGAGGCCAAAGCGGCACAGAAACGCGCCAAGGAACTTTCCAAACAGAAGAAAGTCGCCATGAGTCCGCAGCGTCTAATCCTCCAACAGATTGGTAATGTCGCAGTTAATAAGCTGGATGATCCGCGCATGTTTGCCGAGATGATCAACTACTACTTGCGTGGATTCAAGGATGTGCGTTCTCCTGACTATGTGGTGGTTCCCGATGAAGAAATCACGGGCTACATATCTCAACTGGAAAACGAGTCCGTCACAGATCAAGCCGAGGTGGAGCGCGAGACCAACGAAAGGCTTGCCCGCAAATACGACCTTGATCCCAATACCATTCCAGAGTTGATGAGCCTTATCAACATCATCGAAGAGATTGAAGGCAGGGAGAACCGCGAAGCCTTGGAATCGATCCTTACTGACAAAGCCATCGAAACCCAAGACGGATTGCGCGGATATGACACAACCGCGCTTACTAACACTCAAAAGAAATTGGTTGAGTCAATGCTCAATGTAGATCTGAAGTCAATCAATACACAAGAGCGGCAAATGTTTATCCGCATTGCCAACAATATGATTTACAACAATCAGACCAATGGCGCGGAATACTTTGTGGCTACGGCCAAGGGGCAAGAAAATGCTCGCAAGGCGGCAAGAGATTCCAAATTGATCCAACGCAACCAAGCTTGGATTCCGCTTATTCCTTCCTTTGGATCTTTGAAGCTGCAAGAAACCCTTCGCAACTTCTCTTTGGAATTGCAATCAGTGGCCGACACCTTCCGCAATGTATTCGGAAAAGACTTTATGGCCAAGGCTTACGAGATGATGGGGATGCTGGATCTGAATGAGGGATTCACCAAAGCCAACAATACCATTGATGAAATCCAAGATCTGATGGCCGAATTTCACCAAGGCAACAAAAAGAAATATGGTGACGCAGCCCGCAACCAAGACGGCATTCTCTCCGAGGGTGTGGCTGGATTCTTGATCCAAGAATTCCCGTTCAAGGATGAGGCAACCTCAATTCAGCAACGCCGAAACCTGATCAATGAATACATCGCCAATGCCCGCGAATCCCGTCAGAAAGATCGTGTAGCCATGGCGGATCGCGTCGAAACCATCCTTAACAAAATCGATGGTGCTTCGGTTCAAGAGATCTTGAACAATATGAAGCGCGAATACCGCCCGAACTACGATTCACTCATGTGGTACAAGGATGTGCTGTTCCCTAAATACAAAGACTTCCTCAAACAATTTGATGAGAACTTCAACGATCAGGCTAACAACTACGATAGCCCGAATTATCTTCCGATTGCCTTTACTTCGGCTGGCCCAGCCTTGGCTCTTACAACAGAAGATGTGAGCATTGCCAACTCCATTTCTCTACAGCCCAAACAATCTGTCTACACTATCAAACGCCAAGATTACACCACACTTCCCAAAGACAGGGATGGAAATCCTAAAGAAATTGAATTCAATCTTCGTCGCAACGCCTTCAACAGCTTGTCAGATCAGATCAATAAGGCTTACACCAACCCTTCTTGGCAGCAGATCTTTGCGTTTATGAAGACTCCAGAATCTATTGAGTTCTTTGGAGACAAAGCTAACCGCGACTTCTTTGTGGATCGCCTCAATAGGTTGCGTGTTTCCAGAGCAAGGCGCGGATCTGTCAGTGGTGGGGGATTGGAAAAGGCACTTGATTCTTTAAGTATTATTTCCAGAAAACTTGGCACTGGCATTGCCCTTGGTGGCGCGTTCCAGTGGATCAAGCAGCCCCCAGACCAGCTTCTTACGGCTTTGGGTAGCGGTGGGCGAGGAGATCTTCTGGCTAAAAATATTGCGCCATCTACCCAGAAAGCGGCCAGAGAACTTCTGAATCTGTTTTCCATTGGACGCCGTGGAGATTCGTCTGCTGGTTACAAATACATCAACCAGATGGAAGGCCATCAAAGCCGCATGGAGCGTTACTTTAGTGAGAGCAAATGGGAGCAAGCCAAGGAACAGGGCGGGAAGATTGCCGATGTATGGATGGTGGCATTGAAGAAGTCCGATTTCATTTCCGCTTCTGCTGCATGGATGACTTACTACGAAGGCGAACTAAACAAGAATGATATCAAGATTGATGACTGGGCCAAAGAAGCCGAGCTTGTCAAAACCGATCCCGTCAGGCGTCAAGCGGCGGCGTATGCCGAACAAATGACCGACATTTATCAGGGTTCAAGCGACCCGACATCCATGGCTACGTTTGCACAAAGCGGTAAAACTGGTTGGGAAAACTTCGTCAAAGCTCTGTTGGTTCCATTCAACTCGTTCGCTGTCCAGCAACGTATGAGGCTTTACTCCGATGCCAGAGACGCACTCAACGGAACCAGTGGAGGCAAGGGTGGATTGGCTGGAACAATCGGCGGTCTCATCCTTTTTCATACCACGAAACGATTTGTCCTTCCTGTTATTTCTGGCGGCACTGCCGCAGTCCTTTACGGAATGCTTGGCGTTGACATGGAAGAACCCGATGAAGAGAAGCAGAAAGAAATGGCTGATAGGAACTGGCGTCAGTTCTTGGCAGACATCACTGGTAACTTGCTGGTCGGCGGAACCCCGCAAATCGTTGAAAACAGGGTGATCGAATCTTTCAACTACGCTTCTTACATGGTTGGTGTGCAGCTTGAGAGCGAAACGGTGATGGATGAAAACGGCGAGATCATGTCCTTTGACAAGTATTCCAAAGAGCGTTCTCCATTCTATCGCTACAAGTCTTACGACAATGCCATGAGTCTTGGCATGTTTGAGATTGGATTTGATCAAGCCAAAGAGGCGGCGCTTCAAACCAAGATGCTCATGGATCGTGAAGAGATGGAGATGTATACGCCCGAAGAGCAGCGTCTCCTCTACTTCTCTGCACTTTCGGAGTGGCTGTATCTTATGCGCCTCAATGACACGGACTTCGCCCGTATCGTGAAGAAGGCCCGCCGCGACATGATCAAAGCAGCCGAAGAGCGCGAGAAAGAACTAGCCCGCATCCGCGCTGGACGCTAGATCAGTCCCCGCTTTTTAGCCTCGTCCAATTCTTCCTGATTCCATTGCTGGGCATACCAGACTTCAGCATCCCAAGGTAGCGGTCTCATGCGGTCAACCCCGAAAGAAAGTCTCACATAGTTGTCTGGACTATTCTCTTCCAGCTTTACAAACTTATCCTCTGGTAGCATGTCCTTGTCATGGGGAAGGAACAGGTAGCCCCGCAAGAAATCCAGAATAAAACTATGGCGAATCAGGAAGGTCGATTGGGCGCAAGCCATCCAAGGAGCGCCATCCATCTTGGCCCCGAATACCATGCCTTTGTCTCCTAGATCTTGATACATGCGTTCAGGAATAGGCCCGAACCACAAACAGTCTGCTTCTTTGTAGATGAAGTCTTTGCCGCAATTGTAGGCAATCATGGCCAAGGCGCAGATAGAAGCCGACCATCCGCACAGTCCTTCGCGCCCTTCCTTTATTAAGTCTCCTACATGCCCGACATTATGGTTGCAGATAATTTGGTTGGATGTCGGCACACCTCTGTCTGTTGAGATGATGTGGTAATCATGGGTATATTTTTCGGTGTTGTCCCGCCAGATATCAAAGAAAGACCGATCCCAATCAGATCGGTAGTGGTAGCCCGAACCTACAACGTAATTCATTTTTTGCGGTAGATGGATAGGGTGGGCTTGACCCAACGTGCCGTAGCAACAGACCTCAAATCCCGCGAGAAATCCTCCATCCATTGATAACCCCAGAATTCAAAGATGTCATTCCAGTAGGATTGCGGCTGGCAATTGACATGGTGGTGACCCCCATCGCTCCATTGAGGCTCCGAGTAGGTCATGGCAACAATCTTGGCTGAGTTAAACGTGGTCATGTAGTTGTTTACATATCGGGCTTCAACGTGTTCGACAAACTCGCAAGACCAAGCCATGTCAAATTCTGATTCAACTTTGTATGGCCCTTTGGTGTAATCGTGGAGGATGATACGGTCTTTGACAGGGCTTTTGTCTAGTGCTTTAACCGAACCTTCAATCCCGATGGCATCCACTCCATTGTCCACAAACCATTTGACTGAGTGTCCCTCACCGCACCCGATGTCGATCAGGTTCTTAGGTTGGAAGGTGTCGATTAACTTCTGCCATATGACTGGGTCATAGGTATCGGGGTCGCCCCCCTGAACAAATCCTCCGAGATGGCCGTCTTGAATAAGCATCTACTTCACTGCCTCCATAATAATGGTTTCGATTTTGTTGTTGTGGTCTCCAATGACTTTGCCATGACCCTCCAGTTCGCTGAAGTCGCAGCCATAGATCTTATCAGGGTCAAACCCCGCAGCAAAGAGACAAGCCTCAAGGATGGAATGATTCCAAGCTGATAGATGGCCATGGTCTAGAAGGATGGAGCGAACCGCACCGAGCTTTGATCCATCCCCGAATCCAGATTGTCCATGCCACTTGAGGTAGGCCCCATCTGCCAAATCATAGATCTTGTCGGCACTTGGAACAGCCACGCGCAAGGTTCCTTCTGGTTTTAGAACGCGCAAAGCTTCTACAAAAAACCGCACCGCATCAGGTGTGGTGGTGTGTTCTACGCAGTGTTCTATGAAAATAAAATCAATCGAATTATCTTCGTATGGTAATGGCTTGGTGATGTCCACATCCATATCGTGGTTTTCCCAGCCAGCTAAAATGTTCCCCCCACAGCCTAAGTTTAGTTTTCTCATTTTTGAAATGCGACTGCACCATTAGCTGCATCAGTAATCCAAATTGACTGAGATGGCTTGTAATCAGCCTCAAACTTCTTGGTCATGTCCATCAGGTAGGTGTGGGCTTTGTGGGTAATATCATCAAAGACGATCCATCCCCCAGAATTAACCATCTTCCATCCATCAATTAGATCTTGTTCTCCACCCTTATATGAATGGTCTCCGTCTATGGTGACCAAATCAAACGATGCCCCCTCTTGAATGAGTTGCGGAAGAATTTGATGCGAGTCGCCATCGATAAATCTGGTTTGTCCTTTGTATCCAAGGCGATTGAGAAGATCAATGATGTGGTTGTGGTTGCCGCGCCCTGTGCCTCCATAGGCATATCCCCACATATCGACAAGAGTCAGGCTTTCGATAGTAGGACACTCATTGATCACTACTTCCAAGCTTGTTCCTTCATTAACCCCGACTTCCAAATAAGATTTAGATCCTTGGCACACACGGGATAGCGCCTCCCTGATTGCATAAAAGTGTTTGTTCATGTTAATAGCATTTTGAATATTCTTTCATTCCATTTTGAAGCTGGTTGTTCCATTGATCCCGTCCAGCTTGATTGATGGTCTGAATGGTAGAGGATTTTTTCATTCGGGATTTCGGCAGGATAGCGGTCTTCGATCAGGTTGTCTAGTGTGGAAACCCAGCCGAATTGCCGCCTAATCCACGCAGCTACAGCAAGATCAAACCAAGGCGAGGCCACGGCGCAATCTGGGAAATTGTAGATGCGGTCTGCCAGCCAGTCCCAACGGAAGGCAAATAGTTCTCGTCCTATATGGGCGGGATCACGCCGAACCCCGACAGCCCCGAACTTTCGGCAATGCTCTACTACTTTGTGAAGGTTGATGATCTGCACATCATCATTTGTCCAGACGATGATATCCCGACCCCTTGTAAACTTCAGAGCCTTGGCCAACATCTCCTTGAGCATTGGTAGAGGACGCCGATCCCCGATAGACTGAGCCGTCCGAAGGATATTCTCTGCTGTAAGCATGTGGTCGAAGTGGGCTTTTTGGCTCTTAAATGCCTCTCTATGGCGTTTTTCCTGCCCGAATCGGTCCACAATCGCCCATACTTCGCCTGTTGGTAGTAGGGTTTTCTCAACCTCGTCACAGATCTGGTCTATCTGGAACTGTGAATATCGGAAGGTGGCGGTAGCGGTTACGGGTGGAGGACTGGCCCTCCAACCATTCATATGATCGTTTACCAAAGCTACTGTCGGACACTTGGCGGCATTAGCCAGCCATAGGTGGAGGGTATCGATAGTGACTAGACAGGACGCCGCATCCAGAACCCCCAATAAATCAAATGGCTTTTCTGCTTGGATCTTGGATAGGTCTACAATTTCGTGTTCGGGAAATCTGGATTGCAATCCACTTATCAATTGTTTGCTATTCGCGAATGGCGAAGACACTCCATGAGGAGCCACGGCAATAAACGGAGATTCTGGGATTAGCTTTTGTTCCCGTTCGGGATTGCGCCGATCAAACACATAGGGATGCTTCCTCCAAAGATCCCGAAATTTTCCCAAGCGGTAACTTTCCAAAGCATAGTTGGATTCCTGCTTGGTTTCCTTGGGATGCATGAAGACTTGGGCAACCCGAAGATCTGGCAATCCTTGGCAAAGATTGATGGCATGGTGGAGTTCAACGGGATCTCCGCTGTAGTTGCGAGTCTGACAATAGCTAGTTCCCTCAAATATATCGGCATACTTCGCCGCAGTGACGAAGGTGGTTCCCTTGTTGGCGTAAGCCACGGGTAAAAGATTGATATGATCTCCAAGCCTTCCAAGATTTAGGATAGTCATTTGATAAATGAAATAACTTTGTTGACCCAGACCTCTGCGTCTTCCATAAGATCATGGTAGTAGACAATCATCCTGTTGGGGACAGGCGAGATAATCCATTTAGAAACAAACTCTCCGTAGAAACATCGTTTATTCGGCCAAGTAGGGGCTATCTGCTCCCAGCTTTTAATGCAATCATCAATCACTCTGCATTGCACGATGTGGAGGTATTCGGGATTCTTTGGTAAGTCCAATTCAAAGTCGTGGGTCTTTTGAGCGGTAATTTCTGGGGAATTCTCCAAGGTCTTCCCGTTGCTGTGGTATTCACTGTAAACAAATTCATCCCCAAGTCTTTCTTGGAGCATGGACACTAGCCAATGGTGGCCCGATCTTGGAAAGGTGACAAATCTGGTTCGCTTCACAGAGACTTGAGCGTATCCAATAACGGCATCAAGTCAACCATGGAGGTGCGGCGTTTGATCTCCGCTTCCAGCATGGACTTGTATATACTGCGTATATCCAGATCGGCTATATCTTGGTGGGATATCCCACTGATTGCCGCTTCCGCATTGTTATCCAGTTGAGAAATAACCTTGGCTATGGAGGCGGGGTTTCCTGCCTCGTAATCTGCTGCCATGATGGTAGAAATGTCATCGTCCGCCAACAAATCCCAGTTGTAGGCGTTCGCTGGCTCCTTGCCGCAAAGTAGAAGATGGGCTACCAACTGCTTCCAAGACTCTCCTTTCTGCTCCCCGTAGCGGGTTTCGGTAGGTAAAGCCCGATGGCCCCCTCCCATGGCAGCTTGTTTCTTTAGCTGAGAAGACTTGATACCAAGCAGCTTCGCACACCGATTAGCCAATTCGTCCCGCTCAATGCCGTCTTCCAAGACCGACAAGGCTTGCCCGACCTTGCCCATGGCAATCTGTTTATCCTCAATTGATTTTTTATCCAGTGATTCAGCCAGTGCTTCGGGATAGAGCTTTGCTTCTGAGATAAGACTCGCAAGATCCCCGCCCGAAACCAAGAAGGAATCAGGATCTCCCTCTGGCAGCATGACAGCCCTGACCCTCACCCCAAGGCTTGCCAGCCCCGCAAAAGCTTTAAATGACGCCTCCTTGCCCGCTTTGTCCCCGTCGAATACCAAGACCGCCTCGCCGCATAAACGCCTCACTGTGGCCCCGTGGGAAGCGGTAAACCCTGTCCCCAAAGGTGCAATAGCGTTGGTAATCCCCGACAAATGGCATCTGATTGTATCAATCTGACCCTCGACAATGACCGCTTGCCCCGAATCAATGATGGATCGTTTGGCTTTATCCAGCCCGTAGAGCAGCTTGCCCTTGTGGAATATGGGAGACTCTGGACTATTGAGATATTTAGCAGGGTGGTTGTCGGTGGTGCGTCCGCTGAATCCAACCAGTGTTCCCGACTCATCCGCTATCCCAAACATGATACGGTTGGTAAAACGTAGGGTTCCGTTGTCGTAGGTCAAACCCGACAGGGTATGATGGGAGGCACTACCAGACAAAGCGTAGCTTTTGGGCGCATATCCGATCTTCCAATCCTCGCAGATCTCCCGATTGAATCCACGTTCCTTGAGGATCTTTCGGGCTTCCGACCCCTCCTTGCTTAAAAGCAAACTGAAAAATTGTTGGTGGGCTTTGTAGACTACCGATACCAAGCCCCTTCGTATCTTGTCGGCCTCACTTTCCTGTTCCTCTATGGCTATCCCCGCCTTGGCCCCAAGCTTGCGGACAGCCTCTGGAAAGTTGATCTTGTCCATCTCCATGACGAAGCGGAAGACCGACCCTCCTGCCCCGCAACCAAAGCAGTGGTAGCTCCCCTTGTCATCATTGATAAAAAAAGAAGGAGTCCTCTCCCGATGGAAAGGACAAAGCGCAACGAATCGTCCGCCCCTCCTTTTCACAGGAAAGTAATCTCCTGCTACTTCAGAGAGACGGACGTTCGCCGCTATCGAAGCAATGGTGGAGTCAGAGATCAAAAACTAAGCGGATTAGGATTTGATGGCATGGACTCCACGCGAGGCAAGACATAGACCTTGTCCTGCTGCTTTGGTTTGCGCGGTGCTTCGATGGCAGTCACCACAAACAAAAACGAAGTGACTAAGACTATCAGTGCGAGGAATGCGTAGGGTTTCATTTATTTTTCCTTACAAGTTTGTAGTATGCTTTTTGATAATCTGAATTTGTATAATTTGCATTTTTTAATCCGTATTTTTTAGCAATTTTTATTTTTCTTTTCCATTGTTTCCTAGCTTTTGAATACTCTGGGTTTAAAACCCCAAATCCAAGCCAGACTGGTGGCAATGACAACGCTTTCATTTCTTTTTTAGTAGTTCGACTATTTGGTAGAACATGGTCGCCGCGAACAAGACAACCACGATAAATAAAACAATCGTATTAACGATAGTTCCACGGACTTCCCGCGACTTCGCGAATAGCCAGAGGATCGCCGCCGACAACAGGATAAAACAGATCAGTTCCATTATTTCCGATACTTTCTGATTTGATCGATGTTGTAGAAGATCACATATCCGAAGACGAATATGAACAGCAGGATAAAGAGTGCGTCGATCATACGAGCATCATATCCTCTGCATCGTAGAGTTGGCCCAGATCGCGGAAATGTTCCAAGATCTTCCCCATCAACTCGTTAGAGATAACGTCTTCGATATCGATAAAGAATCGGCGTTCCAGTTGTTTGACTTCGGCCACGCTCAGAGTCAACTCAATATTATTTGAATCGTTCCAGACTGTGACCCGTCCCCTGCAACGCTTTTCGGCGTTGAGGCCAGCTTTAGTTATGTGGTGATGCGTCACGGTCAGCAAACAATCAGAAGATTATTCTTCATCCAATCTTTGCTGATTCCTTTTTCAACAAGACGATTGGTGATGGCTTTCTTGATTTGTTTTTCGCGCTGCGAAGCGCCCGACTTTTTACTTTTGGTTTTCTGTTTCATGGTGTTGTTTATTGGATAGCCAGTTGTCTAACTGGCGGTAGGCTACAAGACGTTCCATCCAATTAGCTTTGGTGCTGAACTGGATACCCCGCGCTAATAGCGAAGGTTGTTGTTTCGGGGTTCCCCGCAACCAGAGCATGATGTCATGCCACAGATCGCGGATAAATCTTACTTGTTCTTTAGACATAGGAATCCTCCTGACGTTGGCATTCCTCGCGGATTGCCGCCAGATCTTCGACATAGGGCAAACATCCAAGGTGGATACAGGCATCCAATACTTGGGCGTCCCCGAACTCGTTGCAGATGTTGAACAAGGGACGGGACTGGTAGGTCTTGCCGTTAAGCTTTATACCTTCCCAGAATTCCCAATGGTCGTTGCCCAGTGCATCAGTCCACATGGCAGACCTCCGTTTCCTTGATCATGCGGTAGGCTTTTATGGTGTCGCGGATATCGTCGCGTCTCCATTTTCTGACCAGACCGAAGTCTGATTGGTTGCGGGATTTGAGTCCGTTGCGGATGGCACGGGACAAGACCGCATCCATCAACATCAGGTTTTCCAGTGAGGGTTTAAACTTTCCGATTTTAGTTTTCATATGTATTGTTCTCCGCGCACGTTGTAGAGGTTTGCCATCTTGCGGCGTAAGCGAATGCGCTTTTTGATATCTTTCCGAAACTCAGGGTTGCGGATGAATGGCTTGTGGTAGTGGTTAACGAGCAACAAGCAGGACATGAGCATGACTTGCTCATCCATTGTTAGTTCGACTGTTTTCATGGTGGTATTTGATTAGACAGTGTGTTAGGGGTTTTGTTCAATGAAATCTTCATGGTCTATCCACGATTTTCCTGCCGAAGAAGGCGAGCAACCCGCGCCCGAAGCAGACAAACCTTGGGTTCCGCCGCCCCTAACCAATAAGGAAAAGCAAGCCCTCAAGTTTGCCATGATTCGGAACAGACCTGACCGCAAGGGACGGGGAGCCAGACGGCGAGCAGGGGAGAAGAAGTGGGCAACAAAAGGCAAATAGTTTTTCATGCGGTTCTCCAGATGCGGATGGTTTTCCCCTTGTCACCCTGCCAAGGGCGCGGCCAGATCGTCCGCAAAGTAAATCTTTTTCCAGTTGATTTTTGATGGCGTTGCATGATGGCCCGAAGCTTGTTTGGGTTTTGCTCGTTCAGGTCTCTCGGCCAATCCATAGCCTGACCAACCTCCAAAACTTTGAGCATTTCATGGAGGGGATGCTTCATGGTGGGAAAGGATCGGACTTTCGCGGGGATCGGCAAATCATCCCACACCCACACTTTGACCAGACGGCGAGGCATTAGAGGTCTCTTTCGTCGCGGGCATCCCGCATATCGCGGGCAATGTCGCAGAGATTGTCTTCTGTATAGGTTTGGATCTCATCCCACAGGGCTTGATCAATAGCCTCTGTAAGCTCTGGATGGCCCGTGACGATGACTTTTTCGATAGTCCGCCCCTCGTAGTCCAGCGGCATATTCTCGCCGTCTAGAGGGGCAACCTCCGCTTTGGTGATCTCCAGCCCACAGGGTTCAGGGTCTTCCTCGCATCGGAAGGAAACGTCCGCCTCGACAAAGGCATAGAACAGTTGGTCTCCGATTGAGAACTCTTTGTCTATTTCGATTGAGTAGCTCACAGCGTTTTTCCTTTCGATGGGGCTGAAGTGACGACAGCCTTGCAAGCCGCTCGCGCTGCTGCCTCGACTCTGTCGATAGCTTCCTGACTGACTCTGGAAAACTTGTGGGCGCGGTTAGCCTCCGCGAATTCCAGAATGAATTTTTTGACTTTGGATTTGTTGATCAGTGTGTTCATGGTGTGGTTTTGTTTTTGCAGATTGTGACCAGCATTTCTTGGGTAATCCTTGTCCCGCATGGGGCAAGGTATTCCATCTCGACTGACGGGAAATCGGGGCTAGTCACCCTTTTCCCATCGAACAGGCAAGGCACTTGCTCGCCTGCAATATTCAACGTGATTGTTTTCATTGGTCGTTTCCGCTCATCATTTTCCAGATCAGGAGATCCGCATCCGCTAGTGACAGATTCGGATAACTTTGCCCGATAAGGGTGATGGCTTGCTTTTCTAGTTCCTCATACCGCTTGCCTGACGGGGTTTGTTTCGGGGTTTTGATCCCGTGAACCTCGCGCATCCAGCGGAGAATGTGAACATCCAGCACAGCACCTTTGTGATCGGGGCGGGAATGCAGAAGAAACATATTCGCCGTCTTCAGCCCGATCCCGTGGACGGCAAGCAAATCCGCCATCGTGCAAGTGCGAAGGTTAAGCTTCATCACTCCCCGTATGGCAGGAATAATCCTCCCGTATTGTCCAACCCTCCAGAAACGAAGGTGATCTTCCAGCGGGATGCGGGACAGGAAATCAAACGGGGATTCGTTTTCCTTGGCCTCGCCCAACACCTTGCCGATCAGGTTGGCAGTGGTCAGTGCGTTTTTGCTGGCAACCGCAATCGAAAAGATTGCTAGTGCCTCCAATTCCGCATCAGTGCGATTGAAATTAGTGAGTTGCTTGGGATCGATTAACTGTTTCATGGTGTTATCGGATTCCGAATGCTTCAGGTTTCGCGGCATAGAAGGCAAACGCATCCCGCAAGCGGTAACGCTCCAGAATGCGCGTAATCTTGTCCATGCGCGGATGGATTTTGGCATACTCGTAGAGTGCCAGTTTCAGGGCGCGGCATTTCATCATGGATTGATCCAATCCGAAATGCTTTGCTGCTTGGATTTTGTCGGTTTGTTTCATGGTGTTTTGATCGGGGAAGGTTCCCCCTGCTATCCTCCCGCCCGAATTGACGGGAGGACAGACGGGACAACCCTAGTTCAGGGCAGTGGCGAGCGTGACTCGCGCACCTAGTTCTTCCAGTGCCTCGCGGCGATTGGAATCGCGGATCAGGGTGAGGAAGCGTTCTTTATGCTCCGCCGCCGAACCGAATTCCGAACGATAAGTTTTGACCAGTGAGGTTCCAGTTTTTCCGACTCCATCCCCGTGGGTATAGAATTCGGTGACTCCATTGACAAGATCGTAGAGAGTCTCTCCACGATTGCCCTTGCCCGTGCGAAACGTCGAGACGATGCCGTCCACAGTGTTTGCCGTGCGCGTAGCGAATTCGGTATTTCCGCCCTGCAAACGGGAGAAATATCCGTTGATGATGCGCCGTGCTTTCACGATATCGCATTTGATCCCCGCCAGATGCGCGAGTGCCTCGACCATGTCGGTTTGCTTGTTCCGCATGGCGACGAGGATTTCGGGCAAGGCGTCGAGTTGCATATCGGCGTTTTTGGTATGGAATATCTTTACCTTAACGTCCGATGAATCGATGGATGCGCGGACAGTGTTCCAGCAGACTTGTCGGAATCCGCAAATCGTGGAGACCAGAGCATCAGTGCCATCGTGGGAGGTTGCAAGGTTAAGGTAGAACGTCCAGCGATCCCCCTCGCGCAATTCCACTTCGTAGCTTTGTGCCTGTTGCAGGGAGATGAAGAACGAGCGACCCCTTCGGACTGTTCCAGCGGTCACGATTTCGGCGTCGAGTCCGAAATTTTCAATTGCGTTTTTCACCGCATTGAAAACCTCACGATTGGAAATGACCCGATAGTCTTTCCCCATGATGGAAAGCGGAACAAGTTGCTCCCCTTGGGGAATGTCATCGCGAAAGCGATAGTCCGCCACGATTGCTTTTTTATTTTCCAGCGAGACTTGCTCGCCATCGATGTTCACCGCGATTTCGCCCTCGACCATGCGGGGCATAATGGGGGTGATGGTTTCTTCGTTTATGACAGGAGTCACGATAGCTTTCCCGTGCCATTCGCGGGAAACCTTGCTGTAGACCTTGTCAACTGTTGCGTCGATCATATCCATGATGTTTTGTTTTCTATTTGTGTTTTGTGGTGTTTTGTTCGCCGCCCCTTGTCACCCTCATTTGAGGAACAGAGTTTGTCGAACGAAAATGAATTTATTCGGGGAAGCTTGTTTGTCAAATGTTTTTTTTCGCATCCCATCAAAAAAGTTTTCGGGCAATGATTCCACGGGAAAAGACAGGTTGCGGCTTGCACCTTGTCACCATTGTAAGCGGGTATCCGAATTTGCCGCCCCGCTTAAATCCGAATTTGCTTTTGTCACCTACTTGATGCCGCGCAAAATCGGCGGAAAATTCCGCTTTTGTTCTGTAAAATACAGGTTCCCCGATCACCGCGAAACCGACAAGCATTGCCTGCCCCTTCCCTGTCCGAATTAGTCCGACACGCTGGCCGATATAGGGGCGGAGGGAATTCGTTCGCCTCGTTTCAATTGTTTTTTGTCCCGTCAGGATTTGATCGGTGAAGGGTTGCGCGGAGTCATTAATGTTTACGCCCCTTGTCACCTTGTCACGGGAGCCTGATTTTGTGATGGATTGTCGGAGGGTCACGATAGCGGGGAGGGAATAAAAATGGCTCAGAGGGGCTTTTAAAGCGCAAAAATCGGGGGGATTGGCGGGGATTGGACCCGCCCGCCCCTTGTCACTCTGTTAGACTTCAGCGGGGAAGCTTTCCTCAAATTGCCCCGCATAATCCTCCCGCGAGCATTTCGCCCTGACAATGGCATTGTGCATTGCGTTGCGCTTGTCAATCGCGTTGTCGAATTTGATATTTAACTTGTCATATTCCTTGGCAAGATATTGCGCGGTTTCGGATTCCCCGCCCGCATAGTCTTCCGCAAGGGCGATTGCCCCCCCCGCAAGCTTCATTGCCTCAAAGAATAGTTCACGCACGGCGGAATCCCCTTGCGGCATTTGTTCAGGATTTACGAAATGCGCGGGAGTGTTTTCTCCGCCGCCCAACGTCTCGCAAGTGCGATTTCCCGCCGCATCGATGAACATTGCGCGACCTTCCGCGAATCCATCATGGCGGACAGATTCGCCGCAATTGATACAGGTATGCGCGGCGGATTCCCCGCGCCCGTTTTCGGTGTTTGGTGTTGTCATGGTGTTTTTATGGGTTTCCCCGTGCGCCCCGCGACCATAGCCGCGAGGCGAGGCGGGAAAGCCTAGATTTGGACAACGAATCCTGACAGATCCTTTCGCGCTTTGCCCTTGGCCTTAAGCCCGACAACGCATCCGCGAGGATCTAGAAAGCGCAAATCGGACTCATCCCCATCCACTACGGGCTTGCCCTGATAGCTTTCGGGAAGCTTGGCAGAGGAAAAGACGATTGCGACATTCCCCCCGCTGCCAAGGATGGAAAGCGCAACCTGCCCGTTATCCTCTGACCTGCTGAAGGTCAGTTGATAGTTTGACGGCATTTTCCCTTCAAGATAAGCCGCAATCCGATTCGGATTTTTGGTGTAATCGTAAAACTGAATCGCGGGGAATCGTTCCATGATGTTGGCAAAGCTTCCGCATGGGATTTTTTCCCACGGGAGATCACTTGTCCCATTTAAACGGACGCATGGAGTCATGCCCGCTTTGCTGGCCTTTTTGACAAGCCGCGCAACATCCCCCGCGAGGGTTTCCATGAATGCGGAGCGGTCTTGAACGAATGCCAGCGTCTTTGCAACGCGAGCGGAGCGGACATTATCAAACGCCCCGCGCCCCGCCGTGAATAGGCAAGCCGCCGCGCATCCTGCTGACGCATGGGGGCAAACGTTAATCGCTCCCGATTCTTTAACGGGGGCAAGGTAGAGAATGCCCGTCAGGAATCCCTTGGCCTGCCCTTTGATTGTTTTTGCGTTGGTGTCGATTGATAGGAGTGTTTTCATTGGTGTTGGTGTTGGTGTTGGAGTATTGCCCCCTACGGGGAAGATCTCAATCTTTTTCATTTGCTTTTGACAAGCTGAATAGATGAGAATCCTACGGAAGCAATGCGCCAGCCGCGAGCGCATAGCGTTTCCGCCCGTTTCAGGTCTTTTTCGTTTCGTATCTGTAACGTTTTGTATTTTGTTGTTTTCATGGATGGGTTAGTGTTGAGAAAAAAACTTGACTAGGCAAAGCCCGAAAAAAGGACTCATCCCCGCTACGCAAACAAGCGCAAAGGGCGAAGCTTCCTTGAATTCCCGACAGATCCCGCGAACGTAGAAAGCAAAGCGGGATGGATTACGAATGATGCAACGCGCATGAAGCGCAATGCGGTGAGATGATGGATTGATCATAGGTCAAAATATGAATGAACGAACGTCCAGAGGATAAGGAAAGATCCGAAAAGAATCATTCCGTTGATGAATGTGTCGGTGATTTGCATATGTGTTTTAGGTGTTGCGGGATTGTCTCCCCTACTCCCCGCGAGACTTGGCCCACGGGGAGACGGGGAAGCAATCAGGAATATTGCCGCAATCCCTCAAAGCTAACAAGAGCGGGAAGGATGTTGAACATGGTGAAGAATTGCGAGACAGTGTCAGGCAATCTGTCCCAACCTTCATTCATGTTCGGGCCTCCGCCGCATTGCTTGCCCCAAGTGAATTGAGTGTAGGAAGAACCCCAATTAACTTTTTCCCCCCCCCAATCCTCAATGATGCCCTTCTTAACAAGTGAAGATACAACGCCCGAAACCTGATTGCGCTCCATGATCTTTGCATCTATCAGGTCATCAATGAATCCGAAATCATGGCCGTTGCCCTCTGCACTATCGAAAAGAACGTGCATTGCTTTGGTTTCTAGTTCGGTCAAACGCACGGCGGAAATCCCCGCGCCCGTCATGTTTTCAGTGGTGTTTTCCATAACGAGAAAAAAAATAAGGCGGGGACCGAAAAAGCACAAGGAATATTTTCAATTGATTTTTGGCAATGCTAATTGGAATAATTCCAAATAAGAATTGACGGACTGCGGGAGAACAACGCATCAACATATCCGCATATGATGATATGTCCCAAGGCGGGGGACGCTAGGTCAAACGTCCGCATGAAATGCGGGGAAGGGAATTGCGGGAGATAGTTTCCCGCTAGGGTTGGCAATGGGCTATTGTCTCCCCTAGTAGGTTGGGAAAGGGTTGGTCATGTTTCGGGATTTGGCCCTAGCTCCTCTGTCGGTTGTCGGCGTTGAGTAGTCCCGAAAAATGGAAAGTCTCGCCACAGGGCCGTATAAGCGGACAATCACCTATCAAATCAGGTGATCGGGGCGGGATGGGCATGACAACTGAGAGCCAGCTATCAGCCCTGACAGGGGGACGGGACAGAGGCGAGCGGACAGTGGAACAGCGTAGCGAGCGGGGACAGCTAGGGGCGGGAGCCTAGCGCGGTGAGCCTGACAGCCTGACGGGAACCTAGCGGACCAGCATGATAACAGCCTCGCACAGCGGACCCCCACCACACCCGTCTTACCCCCACACCTTCGTCAGCGCGAACACGTTGCGCTGGAAAAATACCCCCTCTCAAAAATTTTCTGTGCAAAAGTAATCCGTCAACAGATTATTTTCTACCCCTCCACCCCCATCTCTTCTATTTTCGGAGACTCCCCCTACCCCCCATTCAAGGGACGTTAGCCCGTCTCAAATTTTTGATATCTGAATGTTTCGGGCTTGTAGCGTTTTCTCAAGTATTCTGGGAGTGGTGCTTTTTGTGGTCTTTTGGTCTTTAGGCGATATAGGTCTAGGTATATGCCTTGGAACATGTGTTCGGCGCATTTGGGGCAAAAGGACATGTTTTGCCGCCCCATCCAATGGATAAAGGGGAAGGTTAGTTCTTTTCCGCAGCAGAAGCAGCCTTCGTCTGTGTTTGTAACGTCTAGCTCAGAGTTTGTTACCTCTCCTGTGAATGGGCGTATGGATTTTTCTTTGGTTATTAGGCTCATAGTGTGTTGGTATGGTTGCGGGATTTGGTCTGATCTATGCCCGTGGATGGGCCGTAATTGCGTTTTAATGGGCCTAGGAGGCGTCTTCTAGGAAGATTGGGGTCTGCTCCCCGACATAGCTTCCAATGACGTTGTAGTCGAAATATTCGTAGGCTTGTTCTTCGTCCATACCCTGCTCCATGAAGTATTGGATGGCCTTCTTCTTGGAGTAGATAGCTATCGGGGTGTTGAATTGATAGCCTATTCCAATAAAGGCTTCTTCTAGTCCGTCTGCCAGTAAGAAGGATTCTTCTCTATCTTTTAGGATTAGGTCTGCTTCGGTGGTGGTCATGTGGTTTCGGGCTTGGTCTCAACTGGCCCCAAGACTATGGGTTGTTTGAGCATAAATGGCTTGTGGTGGGCTTTTCTGCTGGTTGGCTTCCTCCGATAGCCTACGAGGCATAAAGACTCGTCTAGGACGTTGTAGATGGGGAGTAGCCTTCCTTGCTTTAGGAGTTTGTTTAAGTCTCTCATTTGGGTTCGGGGTTTTGGGTGTCAATAGGTTTTTTCTTCTTCCACGCAATAGAGTCGTAGTTAGACCGATACTTCGGCCCATTAACTTTCCTTGGACGATCCCCTTTGCCGTTGGGCCTGCTACTCGCCATGATCTTTGTTTCTTTTTTCAGCTTTGTTTCTAAAATACTCCTTAATGGCATCAATCCAACCTTGGGTCTCGTTTTTTAACGATTCGATAAATTCATCTGAATTTTTTGTCCATTCGTCTGGCCCCTCTTCTTGCCACGCCTCACAATATTCAACAACCTCCTCAAGTTCATTGACAAGTGAACTAATTGTGTCTTCATAAAGATTGACTTCGTCGTAAACATTTACCCAGAAAAAATCAAGTTCATCATCAAGTTCTTTTAGAAGCCCCTTCATTTCTGGGTGTTTTTCGGCCAGTTTTTCTTTTTTAATCCACTCGTTAAGCTTTTCAAGCTTATCATCGATACTGCCAGCTATATCTATTAGATGATCCATTGTGTGTAGTTATTCTATTTTCTGACTAAAACTCCAATGGATCTACCATCCACCCCATGGAGGGATGGCGGGTAATGATGCGGGATTTGATGCCTTTGACGAAGTCTTCTCCAGACTCCTTGATTTCACTATCCAGCCAGTCCCGACAGCTTACAAGGATGGCGCTTATCGTAGCTTCGGCGTACGTTAAGCTATCGCTAAGTTGTTCTATTTGAGGATTCATTGTTAAGTTTGGGGCGGGGAGTAGGTCGAATTACCCCCCACCCCGTTTTGGGCCGTGCTGACGATCCAAAGTTAAAATGCTTCGTCTACTTCAGACTCTTCGCGCTTCTTGAACGGAAGGGAAACTTTGATGCTTTCGTATTTCTTTCCGTCTTTGGAAACTTGATTCCAGATTGCCAAATCAACTGACTCGCCGCGATTAAGGGCGTCGAGAACTTCTCCGCTAATGGACAAGCTTCCTTTTTTGGCTGGAGCCTTCGGGTTGGTGCTTTGATTCGGGAACAAAACTCCCGTGTTAGGTTTACGTTGCTGATTGCTCATATATATTAGGTTTCTTTATTGTTGCTTCACTAATGGCCAATAGGTCTACGGTTGGAACTACGGTCATCAGATCTTTTCTACCAGTTCTTTGGTAAAGTTTATAGACAGCGGGTTCATCGCTATGTTCATTCTTTTCGGTCAATCCTTCGATATAGGGCATGAGGGAGCGGCGATTGACCACAATCCAATACCGTCTTGTTTCAAAGACGATGTAGTCGGCCTCCCCGTAGAGCCAGCCCAGTTCCCCATGGACGTTGCGTAGTTCGACAAAATGCATGCGGTCTGTGGGTTCTGGGGCGCTGCGTTTCCATTTCTTCATCGCCTTCACATCATAGCGTTTACCGTCCGCTTCCACATCCCAATGCTGGGTCATGTCCTCTTCTGGAGTTGAAAATCGCGGGTTATTTAGTAGTTCGGCAAATCGTTGTTCGGCGCGTTGCCCGACTTCGTAGCATGTGTCCATACGTTATTAGACGCCGTGGCGCTGCAAATGTTCAAAGTTTTTTGCCAGCCACCACATAGCCTCCCGATCATTGCCAACATGCCTAGCCCATTCGGCGTTATCGCTCACCACCCCGTAATCTTGGAGGATGTTCATTATCTCGCGCTCGTCGGCAAAACGGGCCTTGATCCAGTTTTCCAGCTTATTGCCAGTAGAAGAAGGCATAGACACCATAGAAGGTAAACACCCAGAAGAAGGCGGAGAAGATGATGGATATGGTTAAAATGACGGGGTTCATTTTTCTGGCTTTACCCTGTCCTTGATTACCTTGAGAACCACGACAAGCATAGCCCCCCAGAATATTAAGGCTGTGAATGTGTCGATCATTTGTCGAGGTGGCGTCCAGTTACCTTCCACCATCCAATAAATACGCAACCAAACATTGCGTAAAGTAGTCCTATTGTTTCCATTGTGTTATTTGCCTCCGTAAAGTGTGATCCAAAGTAGTCCCCATTGGGAAAAACAATAGCCTCCCCAAATAACTGATAGGGCGTAGTTTCCGCGAATTGCCTGCTCTAGCGCAACAATTCCGTAACATATTCCCACTGCCCCGATCAGCCATAGACTGGTCATTTTTTCTTTACCAGTTTCTTTTTCTTGGTTGCGGTCTTTTTCGGCGCGGGCTTGCACTTGGCCGACTTGGGCTTGACCGAAGCTTTACTAACCACAAACTGCGCCTCTGGGTGCATCATCGAAAGAAAGGCCCATGTGTAGTAGGCCGCTTTTTCGGACAAGAATAGCGGAGTGTACTCTTCTCCGTTGAAATAGGTAAAGCAGTAGGTGTTGCTTTCGGGGATATGCCAAGCGCGGACGCTACCCAAGGCTCCCACCCTTGCCTCGTAGACGGGATAGATATCACTCGCCATCCTTCGCTACCTCCTTGGGTTTTGTTTCGGGCGCAAGCTGGTCAACCATCTCTTTGGCTCCTTCAAAGGTCATCAAGATGTCGGCGTTAGCCTCGTTCTTTTCGCCTTGGATCATCAAGATGTTGTCGGTTCCTCCGTTGAGAAGCGTGTATCCCTTGGCGATATACGCCTTGTCTACACGTTCTTGGAGAGAGTTAGGGGCCAGAGGACTGGCGGCTTGTTCGTTGGTTTCTTCACTCATAAATTGATTTGGTAAGATTCGCTGAATCGGACGAAAAGGGTTCCGTCCATGTACATATGGTCGAGGTGGACGGGTTCTTTGTCAACCCTCCAAAGGAACATTGCTTTCCTGTCTTCCCCGACACGTTCGGTAGTGATGTAACCTTCGTGGTCGTGTTCAAACTCCGAATACTCCCGCCAGCCAGTCACTTTTTCAAAGACTCTAGCTAGTCCTTCGCTCATAATTGGGGGTTAATAGATACGGGGATTCGGGGTCTGTCAAGAGAAAATCACACGGACTTCGGCCTCGTCAAACATCTGTAAAGCGGCTTTGAAGGAATCTGCCCACCGCTCGTAGGTGTCCAGATGGGCATTGAACGGGCAATAAACATCTTTGATTCCAGCTTGAATGATGGAGCCTGCACAATGAGCGCAAGGCTGGAAGGGCCAGACAAAAATAGAGTAGTCTTTAAGTGGTTCTTTGGCCGATAGTATTGCGTTAACTTCGGCGTGAATTGTGTAGAGCAGTTTGGTGTCGCGATTTGCGATACGATCATGTGTGTCCTCCACCCCACGGGGGAAGCCGTTGAATCCCACCGATGCGATGGTTCGGTCTGGGCGGACGATCACCGCACCGACTTGGGACGAAGCATCCTTTGACCATGTAGCGATTTCTTTGGCCAGCTTGCCAAACCGTGCTTGCCACTTGCTGTCAATTGTTGCCATCGATTTCAAATCCTTGGTTTTCCATTTTCTTGACCATATTGGCAATCATGGTGGATTTCAACTTGCGCTCGTAGCTATCTTTAGCTCTCCACATCTTGACTTCCGAAATTAGTAGATCAATTGAGATAATCGGGCTTTCTCCTTCAAATGTCTGGTATTCAGCGATTAACTGCTTTATCTCATTAAGTTGGCTGCACGAAGGACAGTTGGTAAATTCTTTGCCATTAAGCCCGTTGTTCATTAAGTCAATCATAGTATGGATCGGTAAGTTTGCTAGGAGGAAATAGTGCGGTCTTTAAGGGTAGGATCTTTTCGGGCATTTGGCTCCAGATCCTTGTGGTTTCATAGCTCTTCTTGCACCACTTGCGGGTGTTGTATGTCCAATGGTAGCCCAAGATGTAGGCATTGGCCATCTGGGCATACTGCTTGAGGTTTACGGGGAGTTTGTTTCGGGCGATCTTGCGGACAGCCCGCATCTCGCAATCCCACTCCAGTTCAACAACGAGACGTATATACTTGTCGATATAGTCTACTTTCTTGCCATCTAACCAATCATCCAGTTTGCCCACAGCGTTTTCACGGATATCGTGCCAGCGGGGGCGTTGAAGCTGTTGGTCTAGGTGACAGGTCTCATGGACGAATACATCCAGCCATGTGGGGATCGGGCGCTTGGTGGCTATGCGTAGTTCTTTGTCATCTGCCCAGCCTGTCGAAGTGGCTTTGCCTGTAATAAGATACTTCTGGGGAACGAAAGTTAACTTGAACTTTCGGTATTTGAGGATGGCCCGCCCCAAAAAGTTGATCGTTGCTTGATCCATTTATTCCTCTTCTTGGACATCTTCTTCCTCAACTTGTTCAAATAACCTTCTGATAGGGTTGTCGCAAAAACCTTCTTCCTGTTCTGGAAATGGCATCAGAACTCCTGTGTCATCGTAGGCGACTTTTAGATCTGCATCAAACTGCGACTGATTCACGAAACAACTCTATAATCGTCTCTTCTTTTTGACGAGTCTTTTCTTGTTTTGTTTCAATAGTGACATCTTCCGCACGGTCATCTGGAATTGCTCCAGCATAGCGGAGGCAGTCAATGAAGTATTTGAAAACGAGATTGTCGGGATCAATAAGTCGCTTCCTTCTTGCCGTAAGGCGGATATGAATGCGTCCTGTATTTTCTTTTTTGCCGCCTGTCTTCGCCAATGGTTCATTGCGAATAGGGCGTTTAGACTTGGGGTTACTGCTCCCACTCTTACGGTTAGGAACGGTTGGTTTGATGAGATCTCTGCGGACATAGACTCCTTTACTTGTTTCTACATAGCCTGCGGGGATGGTGTTCATTGTTCAAGCAATACTTCCTCTTTAAGTCTTTCGGCTTCGGCGTCTGGGGCCACACACATCATTAGTGCTTTGCGGGCTTTCTCCAGTTGGGCTTCTTTTTGTTCCAATAGTGCCTCCAAGATACCCGAAACAGGAGGGGGAGCCATTGTGCTATGGATGCGGCCCACAGTCACTTGATGATTCCCTCTTGGCGGGCGATGGCCTCAATCTGGCTCACATACTCGCGGGTGCAGTTGAATTGCTCGGCTACGGCAGCAAAGTTCATTTCGGGGTTGGCCATGAGATAGCCAAGGACTTTGAAAGCCCGACCTCCATGCATGCGCCTCTTGGTAGTCTTCTTGCGCTTGGCCCGAATCCCATTCTTACGCAATGCCTGTGCCATGGCTCCGTATTTGACTCCATGCTTTTCGGCAAGTTCGCCAATGGTGATTTCGGGGTTTTGTTCGATTTCTTGTGGTAGTAAGGATGCTTTGATCATAGAATTAGTGTTGACTTACAACAGTAGCTGTTGTTCAATCGCCGTCAAATAATATTATTGGAGAGGCGTGGAGACTTTCGTTTCCGCGCCTTTCGCGGTTTACGGGCCTTCCTCTGCTCCTTGTGGAACAATTTGTGGCACACCTTACATAGGCAGATCAGATCGTCCAAGTGGTTGAGTTCATCTCCTTGGTGTTCGTAGGTGCGGTGGTGGGCTTGGAGTTCCAGAGGGCTATTGCATACCCCACATCTCCAGCCGTAGCGTTTCTTCACCAGTCGGCTTACTTCTTTCCAATAAGGCGTTCTCAAGTAGGATCTATAAGATTCTTTATCCACAGAGAAATACTACTCTCTTGTTGACAGTGTGGCCACCCTTAGTTATTTTGGCGCAGGCGATTTGGGTGCGGTCTCTAGGAGCGGATGTTTCTATCAAGACATCAGTGAGGGGCCGCACCCTCTTTTTTTGATATTGACTTATTTTTGAACGCCTGATAGGTTGCCGTGGTCTTGATAGATTCAGACATCCGCTCACGGCGAGCTAGACATATTGTAGCCGAATCTCCAGCGCAGGTATGCAAGGGTCACACCGCCGAACGTTGGAATATCCGAACCAAGCCTCGCCCGCTTGGTAATCCAGAAATAGTCTGGTAAAGCGACAGGGACATGCCCTGTGGAGTGCATCGACGTTATTGGGTCATCAGAATGGCAGCCTCGGAGCCTAGACGTTGGTGGTAGGGCTGAAGCAACTCATCTCGGAGGGATGAATACTTCGACTTTTTACAAAACTCCTGCCCCGTAGCTGGGGCGGAGTGTGTGGAGGACATCGCAATCTATCTGGATGGATTAATCTCCGACTATGCGGCGTTCGGGCGAACTGCGTAAAGAAGCCGCTATACTAGGCGGGGCGCACGGCTTTAGCCCCGCCGAATATCCCCCCAAAGAAAAAAGAAGAAAAAAGATTGAACGCCCCGAAGGGGCTATGGTCTATTACTCCATGGACAATTTAAGGGGGAGACTAGGTTCGACGCGCAAAACCAAGCGCGGACTCGGCTGCAATGCCGACTCCTCCACCAATTCGGAGGGGATCATTGAGGGCAAGATGAGTGTAAACTCCTTGAGCGACCTGAGTCCTCTCCCATTTTTTTTGGAGGCGGGGAAGACCCGACTGCAAAGTCGAAAGCTTCAAAGGCTGGGGGGCTAATGAAGTTGCGCCACCTCGCCTCCAATTCTCTTTATGAATAGACAAGAAGCAATACAACTACAGATTGATGACATCCTTGACAGTTTCGATTTTCAGGCGGTTATGAAGTCATTGGAAGTCTATAAGTCCATGGAGCGGGGTTATCCGTCCGATTGGTTCCTAGATGATGAGCCGTTTGAACCCGCGATTCGGGCAGCGGCTCGCGATTGCATGAAAGCGGCCATCAAAGAGGGCTATGCTGGTCATAGCTACTTTGAAGCCCGCTTTACTGAAGGAGAAGACGAAGAAGGCCCGTGGGTCAGAATCACTCTTAATTTCGGGCTTCATTCTTACAATGACGGAGTATCTTATGAAAAAACTACTACTACTACCCCTGTTACTGAGTAATACCATTGCCCAAGACGGATCGTTCAATGGGACGGTCTTTGACTTGGATTCAGGGCGCACACAGGTCATCAGTGGATCGGTTGATGTGAAACCCGCCGAAAGCCCGTATCTCACCACGCTACGCAGGATCAATGCGGAGTTGGCCGAATCAAACGCTCGTTTAAGCGCGGAGATTGCCGCCAACAACCAACTCTACGAACTGCGCGAGCAGACAAGGCTCCTTCGCAAGATTGCCAACCAGTGAATCGTTGGATAATTACAGCAATACTTGTTACAAGTGGTTGTGCTTCTTATCCACGCCCCTACCCTTGGAACTTCCCCCCAGAAGAGGAATGGAATCAACCACTTGAAACAAGCTGGGTTAATGCCGTTGACGCCTACCGCAACTGGACGGCCCCGAAAGGAAAAGTATGGAATCCGCTTATTCGGGAGTATGAGCCTGACTTTGGCTATGAGATTGAACTTCTGAAGCTTCGGGATCTTGAGGAACATGAGTTGTATCAATAATCCAGCCAAGCCTGCGGGCTTCTTTTCCATTCTCATGCACCCAACGATGGCATCCCGAACAGAGCGCGGCAAAAAGGTCGTAGCGGTTAAGCAGCGACCCATGGCGTTGGGCTTTATGATGCACTTCGGTGGCTTTGCTTTTCTTGCAACGCTCACAAATCGGGTGGAGAGCCAGATAGGCTTTGCGAACATTTGCATACTCCTTGTATTCACGCTGGCGCTTGGGGGATGCATTCCTCAACCGTCCGCCGCGCTTGAGGCCATTCGATCTTTTCAGTGGAGTTTTTGAACGAAGGGGAGTTTTTCTTGTCATACTTTTATGGAGATTCACTGGAATAAATACGAAGATAGCAAGCCCGTCAAGAACGGTGTTTACTTGATTGCCAACGAAGATATTGACCCGCCACTTAGGGCGTGTTCATATTACGATATGACCCACGGCTGGACAGGAATAGCCCATACTTTGGAAAAGCTAATCCAATGCTGGGCTGATTTTCCCGCAACCCAATCTTTTACAAACCATGCCAAAGTTCAAAGTCGTTTTAACTGTTATCAATGAAGACTCTGTATCCCCATTCGTGGTTGGCCCACGATTCCGTCGAGGAGGACAAATGCCAATGGAAAGGCTATCAACAGAGCGAAGCGGCTATTGGTTCGACCCAGAAACAGAAAAAGATCTCGCGCAAGAATGTGCAGACCAATTCACTAAATATATCCAACAAGCAGAAGCAAAGAAAAAGAAAAAATGAGCGATAAAACCAAAACATTCATTGTGTCCCACGGGGAGAAGATTGTTGAACTCCATGGATTCGGGCTTTCCCATGAAGAAGCGACACTACAGTCCGATCAATTGACACGGGCTGGCAAGCGCAACGTCCGCATTCGTCTGGAAGATCCCGTCCATCCAAGCTGGCCGCTCAACTTCGACGCACAATGAATATTGTCTTTGCCTACCACAACGGAGATGCTGATCTGGCTATGGAGTCCGCCAAGGCTATCACAGCTATGGGGCTGAACATGCGTCACAAGGCTTATGTCTGTACCAGAACTGGTACTAAAGATTGTAACACCGTCATCCAAGAACTGAAGAAAAGCTTCCCTGAAGTTGACCAAATAACCGCACAAGATGGTTTCGACGGCTGGCCGCTTGGCCCAAATCAGATGTTCAGTGATGTGGCTGCTGCGATGTATTCAACCAAGGTTCCCTTCTACTTCTGGGAACCAGATTGTGTCCCGATGAAAGAGGGTTGGTTAGATGATCTCGACGCCGAATACCACCGAAAAGTCGGCATCATGGGCCATCTCTACGAAGGAGGCATGGCAACCAATGGCAAGAATATCTACAAGATGATTGTTGGTAGTGCGGTTTACCCTCCCAACTTCTTGGACTTTTGTCCTTCCGCGCAATCCTTATCAACCTACAACTTGGCCTATAAGAATGCAGGCACCATCCCCGAACCATGGGATGTTCGTTGTCGGTGGAACTTTATGAAGATCGGGCGGGACACCCCACTCATCCGCACTTATTGGAAAAGTGTGAACTACCAGTGGAAAGACGGAAAGATCGTCTTCTACGCCGAAGACCCCGAAGCCCAAGCTGTCCAAGGGGTCACATGCCCAGACAGAATTATCTCCAGCCAAGCGGTGGTCATCCATGGGTGCAAAGATGGGTCGCTTCACAAGATGGCTCAAGAAGGATTCCCAATGCCGTCAGATTCGACGGGATTAGAAGGAGGGGGACAAATTGCCACCCCCCTTGTGCAAAACGTCAACAATGAAGTACAAAGTCCTACAGTTTGTAACAAAGCGTCAGAAGTGGTGCAAATCGTCACAAAAGACGAGTTAAGGCCCAAATCCCGCAACAAATCGTCAGATAAGACGAAAAAGAAGCGAGTAATCTCCGAAGCGGAGCGCGAACGCCGCAGGCAATCAATGCTGGCAATTTTGGCAAGAAAGCGTGAACGAAAAGCCCAAGCGGCTGTCTAACGCTTCCTATGCACGAAGTCATCTACGAACCCTCGGCGGAAACCGCAATACTGTCCTGCCTCTGCCACGCGCCGACAGAGGACCAAAGGGAAATCTTACTTTCCATCAAGGAGGATCATTTCTACCTTCAGGAAAATAAAATTATCTTTCGGGCAATCATGCGATGTATCGCCAAGGGGATGCAGGCCGATATCATCAATGTGAAGGCCGAAATCGAAGCGGCCAACGAATACGACATCATCGGGGGTGAACAAAAGATTGCAGAAGTTGCAACTTCATGTGTGGCCCACAACAATTGGAAACGCTACTACCCCAAGCTGGAAGAAGCCCGTTACAGAAGGTCATTGGAGTATCTGGCCAATGACATGGTTCACAAGGCCCGTGACCGCGAACTCAAGATTGACGAACTCAAGAACTGGTCGGAAACCACCGTAATGAAGGCCGACTATGAGATGGATGACGGGGACAAGCTATCCATCATTAGCGCCCTAGACCGCGCTGCCCAGAACATCGAATCCACCATTGCGGGTAAGCCCTGTGTCGGCATCAAGACGGGACTGGTTCCAGTAGATGATCTTTTAATCTTCGGCATGCGAGGAGGAGATATGGTAGTGGTCGCCGCCCGTCCAGCAGTTGGAAAGACCAGTAGCGCCATGCAGATTGCAGAGCATGTGGCTCTCAACCAGCAAAAACGGGTATTGGTGTTTTCTCTTGAGATGACCAGTGTTGCTCTCATGGAGCGACTGATCCGCTCCCGTGCGCGTGTGCGAGCGGCTGACATTCTGGCTAGGACGGTGACCCCGCTACAAAAGAAAGCACTGGCAGATGCCACAATGGAAATCCAAGGCTCCAAGATCTTGTGTGATGATAGTTCGGCCAAGTCCATCGGCTATCTCAAGGCAGTAGCTCGCCGCGCCCACCAGCGCGAACCACTCGACCTCATCATTATCGACTACCTCCAGCTTGTCAGAGGGGACAGTCGGCGCGGAAAAGAAAACCGTGTGTGCGAGGTGGAAGAGATTAGCGGCGGCATAAAAGACCTAGCCAAGACGCTCAAGGTTCCTGTTCTGGTTCTGGCTCAACTCAATCGCGACCCCGACAAGCGCGGAGGACGCCCAAGTCTGGCCGACCTCAAGGGATCAAGCGCCATTGAGATGGATGCCGATATTGTCATCATGCTCCACAGCGAAGAAGCCGCCGATCACGGGCAAAATCCCACCATGGAATTTATCGTAGCCAAGCATCGTGAAGGCCCGACAGGTGTGGCCAACATGGTCTTTAACAAGGCTATTACCCGATTTGAGGTGGCGTAGCCTTCCAGCAAAAATCAGGAAAATCCAGATTCTCCCCGCCTTGCACTTCAACTGGTAGGTGGACGCTGACAGCATTGTAGCAACCACAGACGCCACAAGCCTTGAGTTGCATATCGTAAGAAGTTTTTCTAGCTCCTGCGATATGTGGCAGCATTCCTGCAATACCCTTGCACCCCCAACATCCAGAAGTGGCGATCTGATGAGGGCATGCCGCACAGATCTTGGCGCGGCGTTCGGCTTCTTCTTGGGGGACAAGCTCAAACTTGCCCTTGGTGGCAAATTGATACATGGCCCGAACCCAGCGGACAATCTCGGCAAACCCCAAAGTTTGCTTCTTGCTAGTGCAAGGAACACAGCCTTGATGGCCAGCCAATCGGTCACAAAGATTGTGTTCTATTTGTGACACAAGATCGGTGGGAGGGGTGATACCTTTGGATACCAAAAGCTTCTCGCAGTTTCCGACCATATCCCAAAAATCCCCGCCATAGACTTCCTCGTTGACAATCGGACATTTAACGATCCACCCTTTCGGCGGGACATCTGTCTTGCGCGGATAGCAAAATTTAGGAGCCTCACTCATTGACAACTAGCTCCGCTTCGTAGGTTGAATCTTCGGGAATCTTCATGGATTCCAGCTTGGTGGCGATATTGATTTGGATGGCGTTTTGTTGATTGACGCCTTCGGAGAAGTTGATGGCAGCAGCTTCAGCCAGTTGCTTGATATTCCGCATCATTCCAAGAGCCTCCATGCCGTCGAGATCTTGCGCGGCATCAGCGGCCTTGACTAATACTTTACCAGTAAGAAACTTGATTGATTTTTTCATGGTCTCCAATGAAGCCGTAATTTCCGACATCAAAGTGGGAACCCCATCATCCTCCCAAGGGGCAGGAGATTGTTCGTTGACCAGTCGTTCTCGACATTGAATCCAACGCTGAGTATCGCGCCATAGACAGACCGTAGACTCACTAACTTTTAGTTCTTCGGCAATGTCCCGAATCGTCCTTCCCGAACAATACATGGAGAATCCCTTGATACACTCAAGCCTGCGCTTCTTGTCCATCTCTTCCATCTTGGCGGGAGGCGGAACTAAAGCTACGGGCTTTTCCACATCCCAAGGATAGAGGTTTTCTTTTTCGGGATTTGCCTGCCAGATCTTTGCATGGTCATCCCATTTCTCGCTATAGATAAGCTTCTCAAGTGTGGGTTTGTGCTTGGTGTCCAAGGCTTGCATGACTTCTGGCATCTTTCGACCAGCGGCATACAATCGAAAGGCGTTTTGTTTTTTAAGTCGATTTTCGGGGCTGTCCCAATCCCGTTCTGCAACCTTGCGCTTTTTCTCCATTGCGATTAGTGTAGTATAAATTTCATAAATGGCAACAGTTGATCAAGGGATAGAGAAATACGGGAGGTTATGGCTACCCAAAGACGGACAGGCGATTACGCCGATCCGTATTGAGATGGATGCATTCCTGCAAGGGCTGACGCCCGAAGAAGGAGGGCTCGGAAAAGCCCGCCATTACAGAAACATCGTTTCAGCTATCTGGCCCACATTCCAATGGCACAAGTGGGCGGAATTGGCTGCACAGGCATTTTGTTCCACGGTTCACGAAGTAGACGAAGTCACGGGCAACCGATTTATCCGAAGCGTGACAGGTCTGGCGGGCGGCACCGATTCTGGTAAGTCCTATGGCATGGCGGCGTTTGGGCTAGTCAACTGGTTCTGCGACCCAATCAATACGATGTGTATTGTGGTGTCTACGAGCAAGATTGACGCCAAGCAGCGTATCTGGGCGGCACTGGTCAAGATGTATCGCGAAGCCCGAAATATGGGACTGGCCTCTGGCCGACTGATTGAATCCATGGATATCATCAAGCTCTCAGACGAAGAGGGAGCTATTATTGACCCCGAAACAGGGGTAAGCGATGCGTCTTCGATTATGCTTCTCGCGGCGGGTGACGAATACAAAGATGACGCCCAAAAGCGACTTCAAGGTAAAAAGAATCGTCGTATCGTGTTGATAATAGATGAGTTACAAGATTGTTCGCCCTCCGTGATATCCCAAGCTGTGTGGGGATTTAAGGGAGCGCAAGAACTCTACATCGTCGGCGCGGGAAACCCCGCCTCCATCTTCGATCCCCATGGGAAGTTTTGCGAACCCATCAAGGGGTGGATGAGCGTTGACGAGGACACCCCGAACTGGAAGATACGGGTGGCTGGTATTGAAGGCGTATGCATCCGATTTGACTCTGAAAAAGACAATCCAAACCAACAATCATTTGAGGCTGGCAAGGGACTCCGCTATCCATTCCTTCCCAAGCCCAACGATGTGGCGTTGGCCCGAAAAGAACTCGGAGAACTCAACCCGCAGTATTGGAGAAAGTTCAGAGGCTTTTGGCCTCCAGCAGATGCCGATGATTCTACGATTGTCTCAGACATCCTTCTAGCTCGCCATGGAGCCATGGACAAACCCATCTGGGACGGAACCCCGAAAGATATTGCAGGAATCGACCCAAGCTATACCGAAGGTGGTGACCGTTTTGTCTTCACTCACATGAAGTATGGGAAACTAATCAGTGGGAAATGGGCAATAGCGGTGGAGAAACAATATGTTCTCAACCGAAGGGCTGGGTCTCA